GCCCAGGTGGCGGAATTGGTAGACGCACTAGGTTCAGGTCCTAGCGGTGGCAACACCGTGGAGGTTCGAGTCCTCTCTTGGGCACCAGATGTTTGAAAAAGCCATCTCGACGTAAAGTCAGGTGGCTTTTTCTTTTTATGCGGAGACCCTGTTTTTGGTTTAAGACAAGTCGTAAGACTTTTCGATTGACACGGTGTCCGTTCCCGCTAAAATAGCGGGCTTGCTGTACCCCTTGGCCCAGGTGGCGGAATTGGTAGACGCACTAGGTTCAGGTCCTAGCGGTGGCAACACCGTGGAGGTTCGAGTCCTCTCCTGGGCACCAGGGAAAACCCTTGGAAGCCCGCTAGGCCAAGGCTGGCAAGGCAATCGAGGTTGTGGGAGTTATCACACTGGTTACCACACCAGTTACCACAACCATGACGACATTCCGTATCGGCATCATGGCGGTTCAACTACGTTATTCCTGGAAGAAGCCAGGGAGCGACGTCATCTATTACCGGCGTAGGGTTCCAGACGATCTTCGAGATAAGGTCGGAAAACCGTACGTGGTTATCTCATGTCAAACCACGGACCCACGGGTTGCCGCAGAGCGCATTAAGCGCCTCGCGAAGCAGCACGACGAGGAGTGGGCACACTACCGCTCCCCTTCCCGCGCCGGAAACCTAGCCCTCGCGAAGGCGTGGCTCGAAGAAAAGAAGCTCGATGTTGTACAACCGGAGGACGGCGCAGTCTGGGCCTTCGAGGATCACGTCGAGGAGAACATGGTCGGCGGCAAGATTCCCGAGCCTCTCCAGACTGCCATGGAACTCGTCAAGGGGACCAGGGAGTTCCGTCTGACGGACTGCCGCGACGAGTACATCAAGGCCCGTCCGAATGGACAGGATCGTGCAGAGCGGAGCTTCCGGTATCTCATGGAATACCTCAAGGCTGACCGAGACATCCGCAAGGTGCGTCGTACAGATGTGAACGGCTTTGTACAATATCTGCTCGGCAAAGACATGGCTACGGCTTCCGTACAGCGCTACATCACGCCCCTCAAGGCTGCGTTCGGTCGTGCCATCCGAGAGAATGAGATGGGGATCGAGAATGTGTTCGCCCGTGTCGAGATAACCGGTTTGGGTGAGGACAGCGAGGACCGAGAGGTGTTTACATTGGAGCAGTTCAAGGCCCTCGACGCGGCCCTGGACAAGGCCAACCCCGACACCCTCAGGTCGATCCTGCGTGTAGTGGCTGAGACAGGCGCACGCCTCGCTGAGATAGTCGGTCTCGCGAAGGCTGACGTGAAGCTGGACCACCTGATTCCGCACATCGCACTGAAGCCCCACCCCTGGCGAACCCTCAAGACCCCGGGGAGCACTCGGCGTATTCCTCTTACCCCCGTGGCCCAGACGTGTCTACGGGACGCAATTAGCCGCTCCCACGACCCGGTTGTTCTCTTCCCACAGTACACCTCTGCCGAAGGCTGCAAGGCGGATACGGCAAGTGCTGCGCTGGTGAAGTGGATTCGGGGCCGAGACGGACTCAAGGGGACCCAGTTGGGGGTCCACTCGCTGCGCCATGGTATGAAGGATCTGCTGCGGGCCGTGAAGTGTCCCTCGGAGGCCGCTGACGAGATCATCGGGCACGCTACGCCGGGGATGGGTGCCAACTACGGCGAAGGGTATCCCCTGGGGGACCTGAGAGACTGGCTCGTTGCCGCGAATGCCCTAAAGGCCCGCTAGTCCCTGCCGTAATACACACAGCACCCACTGGAGATCGTATGAAGAAGTTCCTCGCCCTCGCCGCTGCGTTGGCCCTTGCTGGCTGTGCCACGCCCGACATCGACTGGAGCGGAGCCGATCAGCAATGCTCGATGCACTGCTCGGACGCCTACAATCAGTGCTTGGCTTCTAACCCGCTCACCCCGGGCATCCAGAAGCTGAACTGCAACTCGTCCCTGAAGCTCTGCGCGTCGACCTGCGGAGGCAAGCTCGTCTCGAACTGAGCCACACGAAAAAACCCCCCTCGGGAACCCATTACGGGAACCTTGAGGGGGTTTTTGTTTAGTGCAGCACCAGCTTGGTTATCACTTCCTTGAGGCCCAGGACGTTCACAGCGAACACCAGGCCACCACCGTACAGCGCCCACTTGATCTGGAGCAGGACCTTCTCGATGGCCTTCAGGGACGACCCGAAGTCCTCCTGGGAGTCCTCGAGGTCCTCGGTCTTCTGCTCCTGCGCATCCATGCGGAACTCCAGACGGGTTACGCGGTTGTCAATTGTTTCGTCCATGCTTACTCAATCGGTTGTGCTTTCGCCAGAAGCGTTGTCTTGTCCACGCTCGACGTGGTGTCGCCGAACCAGAAGTGGATGCTTGCGGCCCATGCGGTGCCGAGGGAGCCGACCAGGCTGTAGAAGATCGCCTTGTTCGACTCGGGGATGTTGCAGAAGATTAGCGCGGCCACCAGGCTGAAGAAGCCCGTGGTGATGACCAGCGTGAGAACCGGGGGGACCCAGGAGCGCGTGCTGACTTGCATCGAGCGTGCGCCCTCCACGTCCTGGACCCGAAGAGCCGCGAGGGCCTCGGCATCCTTGAACCCCAGGGTCGCCATGGCCACCTGGAAGTCCTGGTCGGCCTTGCGCACCGCTGCAAGCTGCTCGGGGGTTGCCCCTGCGATAGCAGCCGCTACGGCGTCCTGGCGCTGCTCCACGGGGTCGTTGGAACCCGGGGTGAGGCCGAAGACCTTCTCCAGGGCCGCGACTGCGGTGCCTGCCAAGGGGCCACCGATGGCCGATGCGATAGTCGGGGCGAGGCTCGTCACCGCGCCTGCGATTGCTGTCCAACTCATACTGCCACCTCCTTGAGGCCTAGAAAAAACTCAGCCATTTCTCCGTCACGGCGCTTGACCAGGCCCGCGAGGACCTTGCCTGCCGCCTTGTTCCACTTCGGGAATTCATGGGCCGCACCCTCGACGTCTCCCTTGTTCAGGAGAGCCAAGAGCGTGGAATGGTCGAAGTTGCCGGTGCCGATGTTGTACGCCAGGGAGCACAGAGCGCCCTTCTCTTCGTCCGACAGTTCGATCTTGACCACGGAGTCGATGTGGGCACCGAGGGCCTCCACGCGATCCTTCAGGTCCTGGTCGGCCTGGACTTGGGTCCACACGGTCGCGGGGCCGATCTTGGGGCCTGTGGCACCGTAGCCAACAGTCCATGGTGCGGCACCCGTTGCAGGGTCGGGGTACGCCTTGAGGCGACACCCTTCGAACTCCTTAATTAGTTTGAGTGCTTCATCGCACCATGTCATTGTTCACTTCCTTGTTGTTAGTCGGGGAGCACCGCGTCTTCGCCAATCGTCACAGCCATGGCGATCTTGCAGTGGTCCTTCTGGATGCAGTTGAGGAGCCGACAGAGGACGCAGCCCCAAGGCTTACCCTTCTCTGCCGCCTTGCCTGCGCGGCTCGAGATGGTCTCGTTGGGGCTTCCCCCTGTCAGGGTGTTACCTGCCTCATCCAGGAGGACGAGGAGGTTCACCAGGTATCGCTGAAGCTTGCTCATGCTGCAGGGTCCAGAGGGAACGCAGGGAGAAGCCCGGGGACCTCAGAAACCGTGGGGAACGTACGGCTCCCGGCTTGGACATCCGCGAGGATGCTGTAGGCCGTGGCCCACACCTGAGACCGCCACGCACGGAACGCTTGGCCTTCCTGTTGGAACTTGGGGACCGCAGGCTCATCGGCGTACGTCACTGCCGTGGTCAGGTTGTCGTAGTGATACGACTGGGCCTTGGCGTCCATGATGGACTGCACCACCCCAACAAGGACCAACTGTTCGAAGTGAGCGGCAGCTTTGTCGGAGGTGGCCGTGAGTGTTTCCTCTGTTGGCTGTGCAGGGTCCTCAACGTTCCAAGCGGAGATGTACTGCTCCCCACTCTCATTGATACCTACCGAGTAATCAAACGGAGGGTTGAGGTTGGGAAATAGGTAAGCGAGGGTTTGGACGTAGTTCATTTGTTTCTTTATCGAACCCTTCGGGCGCGTATCTTTCCAGTGCCGTTAGCGGAGCCAGAAGTGAATCCAGCGTAACCAACGAGGTACACCGTGGTTGTTGTTGTGAGGGTGTACCGAGAGGTGGGGACCGTGAAGGTAATCCCAGAGTGCCCTGTCACAGTTAACTGACCGTAGGTACCAAGGGCACCAATGGTGGCCGACACAATGCTCACACCACCAAGGCTGTTGTTTAGGACAGCCCCGGACCCACTAACCACCACAACCCCACTAACATCCCAATCCCCCGGACTCAGGGAGATACTGGTGATGTTGGTGGCAGTGGCATTAGGAAGCGATACGTTGCTGGATTGAATGGCCTCAACGTATTCCCCCACGGCACCTGCAGGGGCGTTATCGTTCGTGGCGGTCCCCTTGATGCCCTGAGTAGACGTGGGGACGATAGGACCCGTGAAGGTCTTGGTACCTGCTACCGTCTGGTCTCCTGTGAGGGCAACCACGGCTGCTGAGGTTGCCAAGGGAGCTACGGCACTTGAGAGTTGCGTTTGGGTTACAAGGGATGCCGAGGGGATGGCGACTACGGAAGCCGCCTGTTCTGTGTTTGGAGTTGTCATAGATTATCCTTTACACAGCACCCAACTCATGCAGATACCGAGTAATGACGTTGTAGAGTGCTGTTACCTGAGCGGGGGTAAGCGAGAGACCACCATGAGCAGCCGCAAGCTGCATGTTTGCATCCGCCAGTGTCCCGTTGACGTTGAGTAGGGCCACGTTTCCAGTACTGAGGAAAGTATCGGCAGCCGCCGTTACTGTTTTGACCAAAGACCCGTTAATGTACTTGTCGTAACTAGCGGAACCTGAGCGGTTACTGAGGAAGTGCCCCACAGCGTTCGTGTTGGCGTAGTTGTCTGCTGCAGTCTGGTTTAGCCGAGTGCTGAAGTTGCCACCCGAGCTTCGCGCAGTCATCGCTACGCCTGTTCCTGAGGTAAGTCCAAGAACCTGAGCACTCGTAGAGGTCCCAAGAATGTAGCCGCCGTAACAAGCACTATTAAGCTCGTTATTAGGCATCGTCATCGGGCTTACTCCGGTATCCAGATATCCAGTAGTTCCATCAGACTTCCATCCCCTGTCAGCGGTGAAGGTTACCGTGCCGTTAGTAATGAGCTTCTGAGTGGGGTTGACCAGATTGATGGCAGCGCCATTTGCATCGGTATTCGCCAGATACAGGAACGAGAGCCGGTCATAAAGCCCGTTCTCAATTAATTCATCCAAAACAGACTTGATAAGCGCCTGACGAGAGCTTGAGTAACGAGCCCCACTGAAAGCTGAGTTCCATCGACTCATCGCCTGAGCAGACTGCTCGCTTGCTGAGGGCTTCTTGGAGCACAAGTAGATTCTGTTTGACCGTCTACCCGAGGTGGCCCCTTGAGTACACAGCACAGCAATCTTCCCATCAACGAATGCGATGCCTTCCGGTTCGTTGTAGTTTCCTGCTTCTACTTTGGCTGCATCTGCAGTCCCGATAGGAAGCGAATCTCCCCTTGATACGATCAACCCAGTTTGGATGTCGTATCCGTAAATACTACAAGGCGCGTTGTTCGTACCAAGACCAGCAAGGATGTAGAACACACTTCCCCTACCTACGTGGGCCTGAATAGGGGTAACGCCAGGACCACCGGGGAACTGGTCTGTAGGGACAGTCCACTGGTATAGATAGCTATTGCGGTAATCGCCGGGACCTGAGGCAACCAGTGTTGCAAGACTGTACACACGGACTACAGCGGGCCACGGACTCACTGCAACCAAATACTGCTGGTCATCTGTAATGGACACAGACGTATAGTTAGTCCCCGACCCATCATCAGTGAAGAACTGGTATTCCTGAGAGTTATCAGGCTGCGCCCCCGCAACGTAGGAGAACCGCAGCGCCTTACCTGAATTCGCGCTTGGTGCCCAGAGCTTTGAGCCGCTGGTGGAATATTCCAGCGTCAACCCGGAGTGCCCAAGGCGTGTGGTAGTGAGCGAAGCAGACAGCGCCAGTTGCCCAAGAGGACCATCAAGCTCAAACTGTGCAATAGTCGAGTCGTACCCAAAGAAAACGTAGAAGCGCCGTGCTGCCTCATCTACAGCGAATCCTTGGGGTTGATTCCGAGCACTGCCGCTGATAGCAAAGAAGCGGGTGTACGCTTGACTAGCATTCTTAGCCGATTGGAAGTCAAAAGATGCGCCAAGGCGTGCTTGAAGGTTTCCCACAGTTTGCCCAAGGTTCCCTGTACCGTGCGCAATAAGGCTGGAGCCCTTACCTGAGGTTGTAGAAGCCAATGCGCTAACCGTAGTGGCCGTACCGTTGGCCCCAACGAACCCCACCATGTCCGCACCCTTGGTACTCTGAGCTAACGCAAGGTCAGCCACAGAAGCCCCAGTAACCGGGAAGACCACCGTGTTGTTGAAGAGTACGGTTACCTCATACCCTGCAGGAAGTGGGTTGACGAAGGTGATGCTGTTGCCCGTGGAGTCATCGTAGGACTCTGTACGGTTATAGCGGATACCGTTGACGAAGACTTGGGAAGTCCCCGGTACGAACGTAGCACCGTTAGGCACAGCCCACGAAGTCTGACCTGCTGTAGCCGTGAAGATGTACTGGGCCTGCGGGGACAGGAAGGGGGCTACGGCGTTCTGGACCGAGGTGAGCGAGGTGGCCGCCTGGGAGGCGCTCGACGCTGCTTGGGTGGCGCTGTTAGTCGCCGTGGTGACTGCGGTTGACGCTTGGGTTGTAAGCGCCTGCGCTTGGGAAACTGCAGCGTTCGCTTGGTTTAGCGTGGTCGTCGACTGCTGGGCCAGAGTCGAGACGTTCGCCTCGGAGATCTTGGCGTTGTTCGCGGAGGCTGCGGCTGCGACCGAGGCCGCTTGGGCTTGGGAGTTCGCTGCGGTGACCGTGGCTACCTGAGACGTGAGATTGTCGATCAGCGCGTTGGTCGAGTCAGCCTCCGGGGCCACGTTGGTGCCCGAGAAGAAGGAGGTGGTCATCCGTTCAGTAGTCCGTGGAGTACGCAGGGGAGACCGCCATCGCAGACTGTTCCATGTCAGTCATGCGGGCCTGTTCGTCGAGGTCTGCGTAGAGTTGGTTAAAGCGCCCTTCGAAGGCTGCTGTGCGGTCGTCGACGAAGTAGTCGGTCGCGTAGCTGAGGGCACCGTAGATCAGGAGGTCGGCAGCGATCTGGCCGAAGATGTTCTCGTCCGTATCTGCAACCATGGGCGTCTGGGACGCGTGGTACACCATCGTCGTTTGATGTCCTGCGGGGAGAGATGGTTTGATCAGGAGTGACCCACCAACTCGGGCGTAATATTTCGGACCTCCTGGAGCCACCTGCAGACCGAGGAAGTGGCCGAGGTCCCGACACTCCATCAGCGTGTGTCCGTGATACAGGTACTTCAAACTGAGAAAGTCCGGGGGCAGTACGATCTGGTCAGACGAGACGTCCTGAATACCTTGGGTGATCATTACCCGCTCCATGGCAGGGATCCGCAGGGTCCGCTCAATCCTGGTCTGCGCCATTCCGATGAAGTCGTTGGCAAGATCAGTGGAGCAGTCGTTGCGGTTAAGTACAGCTAAGAATTTGGTTCGAATTTGGGAGAGGTTCATTTCGTGCGAGGGCAATGGCGGGGCCGAGGATCCGGCGCATCACCTCAGGCGAATGGACGTCACTGCGCAGCCTGTTGCACTCGGCGCAGCACGGGACCACATTCGTCATCAGGTGGCCGAGGGAGTTATCGAGGCGATCTAAGCCACGCGGGTGGGAGGTGGTGCCGCAGTACTCACAAGGGCGCTCTATGCGTTCAAGAAAGAACTCAAGCGTCAGGTCGTTGGACCGCGCTTTAACCTTATCGTGAGACCTGTAGGCATAGAAGCGGCTTCTTACGAGGCGGGACGGGAGCTTGTACTGCTCTGCCATCACGGCTGAGTGGCACACCTTGCAACACGCCTGCTTACCGCCCCTACCGTTACTGAAGAACTCCGAAGTAGTCTTCGACTCCCCACACTTAGTGCAGGTCTTCAGCAACATCAGACGTCCTTAGCGGTAGCGAGAAAGTACTCGAGGTTTTCGTTCTTTAACTTCGCAACCGTCTTCTTGATCGGCTCCTGGAACACGTCGTAACCATCGCGATACCACTTGTCGACCAGGGCCGCCGGGATCGATGCGACGTGCATCATTTCGCGCTCCCGAACGTTGTGGGAAGCGAGACGCTTGTCGGCCAGGGACTGCAGAAGGGAGTCAGGAATTACTTGATGCGTCTCGATAATGTGGCCGTCCGTGCTGGACGAGACCGACACGTTGACGCCGTTGCCGAGTTTGAGCATGGGAAGAAAAAGGCCCCACTGCGCGAGAGTGGACGCAGCAGGGCTGAAAGAGATAACGCCGCCGTGCAAGCAGAGGGCGACGCCGTTTGAATTGGGAGGCCCCGCGAACGGGGGCCAGAGGGACCGGCTCGTAGCACTAGCTAGGTTGCCCTTGAACCTGGGTACTTGTAGACTGACTAGGCCGGGTACTGCAAAGTGTTACTGGCCGATGGTGACGTTCGCACCCGTGAGACCACGGATCGCAGCCGAAGCCTTGCGGTTCAGGTGCTTCACCGAGAACTCGCCGATCAACTGCGTGCGGTTCGCGTCGCCGGTCACTGCCAGCGGGATACGCGTCCACGGGCGCAGCACTGCGATCTTCCAGTAGCTCGGGTTGAACAGGAGCGCCGAGTCGGCCTTGAGGAAGCGGTTCAGCACGACCTTCTGCTCACCGAACGGCGAGACGTACAAGTTGACCACGTTGACGATGGTCTTGTCTGCCGAGCCGTCGAACATACGCGTACGGCCAGCCGCAGCCGTGAAGCCCGCAACTGCCAGCGAGTCACCCGGCTTGATCATCAGGATCGTCGCTTCGCCGCCACCTTCGTACAGCTTCTGGTTCGCCGTGAGGATGTCGTTTTCCGACAGGGCCACCGGGGTTGCCGTGTGGTCGATCACGTTGCCCGTGTCGATCAGGGCCTGGCCGGTCGCACCGTGGCCGAACACGTTACCGAACTTGCGGGCCGTGGTCTCGTTACCGACCGCAGCGTCTTGCGCCTTGCCGACGAGTGCGTACTCGAGTTCATTCTTCAGTTCTGCCGACTTCTTCGACAGGTGCAGCGCCGTTTCCTTCGCGCGACCGTAGGCCGAGATCTTGTCGGCGGTGTTCGACACTCGGATGGTCTTCGTGAGGATCTGGCTGTAGTTCGACAGCATCGTCGTCGGGTTCAGCACGGAATCCGAAGCGTCCGCGCCTTCAACCGCTGCGTTGTCGCCAACCATCGCGAGTTGGTCTTCTTGCCACTGGAACAACGTGTTGTGGATCGACTCGGTCTTCACCAGCGTCTGGAAGGGGGTGTTCGTCGGCGAGATGTTCGAGATCACGTCCGAAACGTCTTCCTTCACGCCAACCATATCGTACGACTTGAATGCGGTGTTGCTCATTGTGTGTATTCCTAAATGAAAAGTACTGTGCTGTACGGCATTCGTGCGGTACAGCGATGGAGTGGTTTAGTGCTTAGACTGCCCAGCGGGAGAGGAACACATCGGCTGCATCCTCGGTGCTCCCCGAGCGTTGCAGGCGCTGCTTCGCCTTCGCGGACTTGTCGACCTTGTTGGAGGTCGTGGTGACAACCTTGGTGGGCTTGAGGACCTTGGCGGGCGTCTTGTTGACCTTCTTGGTAACGACCGTCTTGGCCTGGTCGAACTTCATCGCCTTGTACATCATCTCGAGCGCGAAGTGGTCGACCACACTGTTGACTACATGCTCGGGCATCCCAAGGGACACCGCGTAGCTGCGCACGGAGTCGTAGGTCTTCGAGTCCCAGCCCGGGATCTTCTCCTGCAGGGTCTTGACGGACTGTGCCGCCGTTTCCTTCATTTGCTGCTGTCGTTGGGCGTTCGCGTTCTGAACGAACCCTTCGACTTCCTGGGTGATGAAACGCACTTCGTCGTATGCTTCTTGGGCCTCTTTGCGGAGGGCAGCGAACGTGTCAGCATCCAGTTGCTTCGAAGCGACAAGCATGTCGATCTTCGAGTACGGCTCCCATCGGGCCATGGCCTTTTGGTGCAGGCGATCAAGCTGCGCTGCCGCTTTCTGGTTTGCTTCTTCGACTGCCTTGCGCTGGGCCGCAACTTGCTGCGACTTCTGCGTCAGTGCCTTCTCTTGGCCGAACAGGCGCTTCAGGTCCTTGACGGATACCTCATGATCCTCGTCCTCGAAACGGACCTTAACGATGGCGTCATCTTCGAGTTCCTTGCCCTTCTTCGGCTTGGTTTCCTCTACGTCTTCGCCTTCCTCAGCGTCCTCTTCCGATTCCTCGGCCTCATCTTGAGGGTCCTCAGTCTCTTCTTCGTCCTCTTCCGGTTCGGATTCGGCTTCCTCCTGCTCGACGGGTTCATCTTCCTCGTCGGCCAGGTCTTCGTCCTCAGGGTCCTCGGATGCCTTCAGGGAAGGGTCCTCGTCACTCCATCGCGACAGAAATTCGTTTGCTGCATCGCCTTCGTCAAAGGCTTCGAATGACGGCGCAGCATCAGCCACGCCCGATTGGGTGGTGGTCGTCATGTGTTTTACTCTTCAGTGGGGGAAAGGAGTGAGTCCTTGTTGTGGACCCAACTCCGTAGTTCGGTGGAGATGTCCTGCAGCGCACGGATCTGGAGGAAGCACTGCTCGCGCTTCTTCGTGTCTCCGATGTCGCTGCCGGTGATCTCTGCGAATCGTTGGTTGTAGAGTTCGTTCACCACTACGATGAACGCCTCGTTTGCGAGTAACTCCTCGGCGGCGGTGCCACGTTGGAGTATCAGGGTTTGCTCGTCCATTTAGGTCCGAATGACCGCTTGAGTCTGCGGCGGGTTTTGTTCCATCTCCTTCTCGACCAGGTGAAGCTCCTGCGTATGCAGCGCGGCGTTGGACTCTGCCGTGAACTGCTTCACATCGACCTCGCGGTTCCTGAGGACCTGCTCCATCTGCATCTGCATCTTCTCCAGTTGGAGCTTGAGCATCTCGATCTGAGCGTGGTCGTCGGTCTTCTTCGCGGAAGTCTGAGCGACGGATTCCTGGACAGCCACCTTGCGGCTCTCGAGTTGCATCTCTTGGACCTTGAACGGATCCGGCTGAGGTGCCCCGAGGGTGCTGGGGTCGGTGAGGAACTGGTTGACTTGCTTAATGCCCGTCTTCTCGAGGGCAGTCTTGAACACGGCGTAGCGGTTCTGCTCGTTGTACAGGCGTGCGTTGCCCGGATCAGCGGCCAGCGTCGAGTGGATCGTGAGGTACTTCATCGCCTCTTGCTGCTGCTCGTTGTAGCCGAGCTTCAGTTCGACGGTGCATGTCACCTCCTCTGCCCACTCCGTGGGGTCGACCTGGACGAAGTTGCCTGCGATGCGGATCACCTTGGGCTTCTTTTCGTTCAGAAGGACCAGGCGGTACACCTCGAGGTACAACTCCTTGATGAAGTGATTCGCGAAGTTGCGGGCGACGATCTTCTCGCGCTGCTGCGACAGGCTGACCATATCGTTGACCATGGCCTGGCTGTTCTGCTTCGACACGGCGTCCTTGTTGAGACCTTGGGACAACCGCGAGACACCGGTGACCTCTTCCTTGTCCTCGTCCAAAAGCTGAATAGTTTGGAATACGAAGGGATTGAGGCCCGACTGTTGCAGCGGGATGATGCCATCAGGGCGCGACACGTTGACCAGGCCACCGACACGGTTCTCGAGCAGTTCCTTGGGGTTCTGCACGGCACCCTTGACCACCATGAGCCGGGGGTTGTTGGTGATGACCGTGTGGTCCAAGATGCCACGTACGAGCACCGTGCGGGCGTTCTGCGTCGGGATGACCCTGGCCGCATAGTTACCACCATAGAATGCGTGGGGCAGCGGGAGCGGTGTGAAGCAGATGAACGGCTTGCGGTCGACTTGTTCCTTGTCCAGGATCGTATCGGTTCCGCCCATCGTGATCTTCCAGAGCTTGGCCACGCCCGAACCGTCCATGTCGATAGGCATGTACGCTTCAGTGACGATGACGTGCTCGGTCTGTTCGCTGTCCTGGTCCTCCTCAAGGTTCACCATGCCCGTGCCGATGTCTTCGAAGCGGGCGAGGCGCTCTGGCGACATGGAGACCTCGTCGTCATCGCTATTGCCGATGCCGTAGACCAGGTCCTTGTCGTAGCCCATCGAGATCAACTCAGAGCGCGTCTTGCGCGTCTTGTGGGCCACGAAGTGGGCCTCATGGATGCTCGGGGCCGTCGAGGTGATCAGGAACTCCTCAGGGGCCACGGGGACGTAGCGGACCTGGGACTTGTCGATCTTGCGGGTGAGCGTGCCACTGAACAGTCCCGTCTCCGGGTCGTGCTCTGCGTCCACATTCTCGATGTCCTCCTGCGACGAGAGCATCTCGAGGGAGTCGACGTCGATGTCGCTGAACTCCTCTTCCTGCTCTTCATAGCACTCGTCCCACCAGACCTTGGCGATACCCGTGCGTGCCATCAGGCCGTCCTGGATGATCGACGAGAAGATGCCGTAGGCGTCATTCTGGCGGAACACGACATAGTCCGCGTATTCCGTTGCGACCCGCATGGGTTCGACGTCAGCGTCGGACTGGGGATCGAAGGAAACGATTTTGTTACCTGCGCTGAAGGTCTCCAAGAGCACAGCCTTGAGGGACTCCACAGCATCGAACACGTCCATCGAGACGTACTTCGAGTTACCTGCGTGGGACGGAGCGGGCTTCTCGCCGTGGTAGTACTCCATGACCTTCTTGCGCTCTTCCGAGAGCTTGGACGAGTAATACTCGGCGCTGGAGGTAGAGTACTTCTGGACGAGAGTCTTGAGTTCCGATTCCGACACAGGCTTGAACTTCTTGGAAGCCTTAGCCATTAAAGTGTTTCGATGTAGAAGTCGTCTGTACTCTCAACAGGAGTCCAACGACCTTCGTGGATGTAGTTAGCAAGTGCGAGGGACATCACACAGTCATCGTGGCAGCCAGGTTCGGCTTCCATCTTCCCTTCGTCGGTGACCACGTACGTGATGAGTTCACGCAGGGTTGTCTTGTCGACGACCTCGATGTCCTCTTCACGGAACGCAGCGCGGAGCTTGTCGATGATGAGGGGCTTGGTCTTGGCGGTCGTTCGGAATCCGAAGACCTCGGTCTCCTGCTCCGTCTCCTTGTCGACGTGAGTCTCGAAGTAGAGGTTCGGATAGGCCAAGTCTTTGCCGAGGCGGGTGACTGTGAGAATGCCGTGGTTGTTGTTTTCCACGGCCAAGCGGGCTGTGTTGAAGAAGTAGCCGAGCTTCTCGAGCACTGTTGCGAAATAATCAGGATGTACCTGGGACCGGTACGTGCCGACCTGGCGCTTCTGGGAGTCGAGGATCTGGGCGACTGAGTAGTCCCCGCCCTTCACGCCCATGGCCACGTCTGCGCCGATCACGTACTGCTCACCGGGGTCGTGGAGGCGGTAGAGGACGAGGTCGCCCCTTGGGGCCTCCTCGAATTCCCCGCCGATCATCTCCATCCGAGTCTTGATGTCCGGGGCGCTCTGCAGGAGACCGTGGATCTGCTGCGTGTGGAACACCGGGCGACCCGAGGTCAGGAAGGCTTCGTCGGCGTGGCAGGGATACTCCTGCATGAACATCTCTTCGCCGTTGATCGCTATCTTGTGGCGACGGAACATAAGCTGCTCATCGTCAAGACCATAGAGCTTCACAAGCTCCTCTTCCTTCGGGGTCCGTTCGAACTTCTCGGGAACCGGGGAGCGATACTCCTTCTGGACGAACCAAGGGATGAAGACAGCCTCGTAGTCCGACTTTCCCTCGACTGCGGAGGTCCAGATGTTGTGGAAGGGGTTGCCGATGCCGTTGGCCGTGCTCTCGACGAACACGAAGGTCCCTGCGGCATTCGGAATGGCCTGCATGAGGCCGTTGATGTTGTCACGGGCCGTGGCGGGCGGGTAGAACGCTGCCTCCGACAAGTGAGCAAGCTGAATTGTTTCACCGCGACCGACACCGTCACCGCCTGCGGTTGCGACCATGTACGAACTATCGAGTAGATCGAAGGACAGTTCGCGGCGCGACGAGTACTTGGTGTGGGGACGGAGGATCTCGGGGCAGTTCTCATGGTATCGCTTGGCCATGTCGAACAGGGCCTTGGTCGATTCCCCGAGGTGGGTCATAACGATGGACTTTACGGCCTTGTGTTGGCTCGTCCACCAGTAGATGATCCCTTCGATGATCGTGGACAGGCCCTGCTGCCGCCCCTTGAGGACGACGATGCGGACCTTGCCGGTGGTTTGAAGCTGGGTGATGACCCGCTTCATAAAGATCTTCTGGGCTTCGTTCAGGACGAGGGGCTTGATGGCCCCCTCCTTCGTTCGAATCTTGAGCGCGTGCTTGGCATAGAATTCGAAGTCCTCGAATAGCCGCTTTCGCACGGCGTCAACACTCATTCGGCGTCCTTAACTTCGTCGACGAGATCGAGGAGGAAGTCCTCGGCCTTCTTGACATTCAGGTTGGTTTCGTTGGCGGGCTTCGCCATCGTGAAATCGAGCAGCGTGCGGGCTGCTGCGAGTTTGTCCTTGGGACTGATGTCCGAGAGGTGCATCACCGCAGCAACGGTTTCGATGGCCTCGCGGGCATACTGGTCCTTGGGGAGAACGTAGCCTTTTTCTTCCATGGTTTTCAGTAGTTTTAAGCCCTGGGTATGGGCGTAGGCCCACACCTTCTGGCGCATGTGTTTGGTCCACCCCGGCATGGCCCCGAAGGGCCGTTTGGGGGTAGTCTTTCGTCGGGACCGCCACTCAGCTAACTGAGCGCGGCCTTCAGGCGTCTGACTCAGCTTCGCGAAGTAACTTCCCGGGTTTTTTCGGCCCTTTCGACCGTCCGGTTTCGGTGCTTGCGACACTGGGTTTCTCCAGAGAGTCAAGGCGAGTCCGAATGGACTTCTGTGCGGCCACAAGGGTCGCCTTGATTGTTGGTACGAGGTGCGAATGGGGGAGTTGGAACAAGACCTCCTCCCCACATGCGAGCTTCTCCTCGTTGGTGAGCGCTGCGTCTTCCCACACACGGTCGAAAGCACGCAGCAAATGGATAATGTCGATGAGTTTCAAGGGTTACTTTCCGTAGCTGACGAGGATCTCAGCGACACGCTTCGCTTCGATTTGTTGAGGGGTCGACGCGGTCTTCATGAACTTGTCAAAGGCTTCCCTACGGTTCACGTTGGGGTCCTTCGCGCCCTTCACGTTCTTCGTGTCGATGAGCTTGGCGACCAGCTTCTGAACTTCAGGATCCTGGGCGTTAGCCAAGGCCTGCTTCTGGATGATCTGGCGGCTTTCCTTCGACGAGTGCCATGCGTCACTCTCCCGACCGGCTTGCGTGGCCTGCTCGACGTCCGAGGGACCTGCAGCGGGCTGACGAGCGGCCTTCCACTGCGCGGAGCCGGGGATGTCTGCCAGTTCGGCCTCCGAAGGAACTCGGACAGCGAGCTTCTTCTGCAGGGCCGCTTGGGCACCCAAGAACTTCGCGTTCGGGTGGTCGGGGGTGAGCGTCTGAATCGCACGGATGGCCGTGTCGGGGTCCTCGTTCGCCAACTCCTTCAGCGCAGTCTTGAGCTTCTCGGGATCGCCCCCGTAGTCGATGTGCGCGAGCATCATGCGGGCACGGGGGTTGTTGAAGTCGAGACCGTCGAACTGGCCTGCCTTCGCCAACGCGAGGTTCTGCTGCGCACGCTTGGACGGTGAGATGCCCGTGACGTGTGCTGCTCCAGGCGCGGCCTGAGTCGCCTCGGCTGCTACGGCCTGCGGGGCTGCTGCGGCACGTTCTGCGCCCCACTTTGCGGTGAGGTTGGCTGTTGCGGCCTGCCCTGCCTTGGCGTTCGCGGCTTGCGCTGCTGCCAGAGCTTTCGCTCGAGCGGCTTGTTGTTCTGCCACGGCCTTGACCTGGGCCTGCTGCTCTGCCACGCGGGCTGCGAGCACGTCCTTGGGGATCTGAGGGCCTGCGGCCATCGCTTCAGCCTGCTGTGCCTGCTGTGCGGCGTACGCCTGCGCTGCCTTGCGCTGGTTCGCGTTCATCTGCGGACCCACGGATGCCTCGGCCTGTGCGGCACGCTGCGCTTCTTGGGCCATACCGGCGCGGTTCGCCTGCCCTGCCTGCTGCGCACGGAACATGTACTCCCGTGCTGCCGCTTGGGCCTCTGGGGTCATGGGGTTCGCTGCTGCGGCTTGCTGGCGGGCCTGCTGGGCTGCTTGCTGGGCACGCTGGAAGGCGCTGTCGCCCTGCTTGAAGCCTCGGGCGTCCTGGCCTGCCGTCTGGGCTGCTGCACGGGCCGCTTGGGCTGCTGTAGCGGCCTGGGCGAGATCCTGTGCGGACTGGTTCGCGGTGCCCTGCCCGAAGCGCTTGAGGAACGCCTGGGCCATGGGACCCTGCTCGAGCGCCGAGGCGATGTTCGCTGTACGGTTCTCGCGGCCACCGAGGAGTGCGCCCATCACGTAGTGACGGACAGGGGCGAGCGTCAGGAGACTGCCACCAGGGACCGTGTGCGAGATCGCATGGAGCGCTCCATTGTCGACCAACATCCGCGCGAAGCTCGTCATCTTCCCCAGGTTCGCCGGGGTCGGTGCGGTGAGCGTGAGCGTACGCTGGTGCATCTGGATAGCATCCGCCACAGCATCGCCGTTCGGGAGCTTGCGCAGTGCCTGGACCTGGTCGTCGCTGAGGCCTCGAGCACGCTGGAGGGCGTTGAGGAGCGTCTGACGGTCTTCCGTCTTCGGCACCTGACGGAGCGAGTCCGCAGCCTCTTGCGTGTAGCGGCGAGCGAGTGCGTTCGCATCGGCAGGGCCGAGCTTGGCACCGTCCTGAGCCGCGCGGGACTGTATCGCCTGAAGATCGGAGATGATCTGGGCGTCCCGCTGCCCATTCTCGACGGTCCCTGCCTTATTCAGGAAGGAATTCGAGAGTTGGCGGTCGGTCGCCTTCGTGAGGGCACCACCGAGACCACCACCGACCAGGCCGATGCCCATGCCGGTAGCCAGTTGGCCCGGAGTGACGTCGTCGAGGTAGTTAGCGTGGCCGAGGACCTGTGCGGCACCCTCGGTCATCCCTGCGGCACCCCCTGCAAACGCGCGGGCCGTGCGGCTCGCTACCGGGACAGCTTCGGTTGCTGCCTTGATGAGCGAGAGATCGCCTGCACCCGGCACGAAGGCCGAGCCAAGCTGACCTGCGGTGAACTCGGGGCGGCTGTCCTCGTACTGCTGCACATCCCCAAGTGCGTTGTGGTATCGCTCGGAGAACGTGCCGGGGTCGTCGGGGTTGACTGCGGCGTTCAGGGCTGCACCGGCCTTGTCGGCCAGGCCAAACGTGAGGCCGTCGATGGCCCCGTGGGCCGCGTTGCCAATCGTCTCAAGCGGAGAGTTGACTAAGTTCGACCCCATCTGCTCGATGCCGTCCCCCACACGGGACCAGAAGCCAGGCTGCGGCGCATTGCGGGCGGCTGTGGTTTCTTGCTGCGTGGGCTGACGGAACTGATCCGTCTGGGTCGGCTGACCCCCGATGAGGCTTGCGGCTGTTGCAGGGCCTTGGGGGCCTTGAGGGGCCTGCGCGGGCTGTCCAGTGCTGCCATCTTGGGCCTGAACGGCACCTGTGGCTACCTGGGCACTCGGGGCCTCTTGCGGAGCCTGCTGAGGCGCTGTGGACGCGTCAGCCAGCGGGAAGTTTTCCCACCAGGTGCCCTTCTCGATCCGCCCAGCGACCTGTTGGCCATACTGGAGGGTGTTCGGGGCGTTGGGGTTGCGGGGGTCGCTGACTGCGACACCCTTCTGAGCCTTGTCGATTGCGCCAGGGCCGCCGTAGTAGCCCACTGCGGTCAGCGAGGGGTCTCCCCCTGCCTTCTCCGACAACTGCTTGATGTACCGGACCCCTGCTCGAGCATTGTCGACGGGGTCGTTGATGTCCCATCCCTTGTCGGCGACCGATTTGAACGTCGCGGGGATGATCTGCATACCACCGTGGGCGTCCGCGTTGGACGTCTTGGTGTTCTTGCCACTTCCAGACTCTTGCTGGTAGATGCTGCGGGCGACCGCTGCGTCCTGGGGACTCGCGCCTTCTGCATCCAGTGCAATGTCCATCGGGCTTGCGAGGGGGAACGAGTCCCAGGATTCAGCCATGGTTTAAGGAACCTTTCGTGGATGACCGTTGGGGTCGAGGAAGATCGTGCCGCTCGGGAGCTTGGCTGCTTCAGCGAAGCTCGATACCTGCACGGGTTGGTTGCCGGTGCCCGTCGACGGCTTGGCAGCGTGTGCCTGAGGGGCCGCAGGATCCTGAGGGATCCCGATGGACGGGCGCTGGTTAGGGCCGTACGGGTTGACTTCGCGAGTCGCGGCATCCGAACCACGCTTAACGACATCGCGGTAGAAGTCCGTGCGGCTCTTGAGGATCGGCTGCGCACGCTCGTAGTACGCGTCCCAGACTGCGGGGGCGTCCGAGGGACTCGGGACCGAGCCAACTGCACGGGTCCATTCGTCGTTACTCAGGGAGCCGTTGAGGCCCGCAACTTCCATCTTCGCGCCGTCAATCTTGGCGTTATTCAGGGTGTTGTAGTCCGCTGCGGCTTGCGCCATTGCCCCGCCACCCACCGCCGCTGCAGCACGTTGAGCCATCGTGGGGAGTGCTGCGTAGGCCTTGAGGTAACCTGCGCGGGCCGTGTCGGTCTTGAGCGTGTCCGTGAGGCTCTTCGCGGCGTCGATACCTGCCTGCGACTGCTGCAGGTTAGTGAGCACAGGAAGGGCCTGCTGGCCTTGCGTCTGGTCAAGCTTCGACGCAGCACGCTGCTGCTCCATGCGCTGCTTGGCCACATCGTTCGCCAGTTCGAACGCCTTCTGCGCCTTGACCTTGCCCATGACATAGTCCTGGACGTCCTGGTTCGCCATGATCTGCGGCTGCTGGCCCGGAAGCTGGACCATCGAGAACGCACCGTCCTGTCCCAGCGGGGTGACCTTGGGAGTGTTGAGCGAGCGTTGCTGGTTGAGCGTATTGTCGAAGCCATCTGCGAAACCTTGGCCTGCGGCTGCGAGACCCTTGCCGAGGTCCTTCGCACCCCCAAGCGCGGCCCCTGCGGAGATCAGGCCGTGGGCCATCGCCATGTTGGGGTTCATCGCCTGTGTGTCGAACATCGCCTGTACTGCGCTCGGGTTCGTCATCGCACTCGAGATCATCGACGGGTTCCACTGCGAGCCGTCCATGGCCTGCGAGACCGGCGTCGGAGTCTGCTGAGGGTCCTGCATGGCCTGGGCCACCGGAGAGTCCCCTGCGGCCTTCTGGAGAGGCGCGTTGAGCCAGTTCTGCATCGGAACGAAGGACGACGCGGGCATCCCGGTGTCGTTCGGGAACCCTGTCTGCTGGTTCTCGATCATCGCCTGGGAGAGATACGAGGGAAGCTGGTCGTACCCCAGGTCCGGGAGGCCCATGACGTTCTGCGCTGAGTTAATCGTGAATGCCATGAGTTATCCTTAGGAACCGTAGCCGAACGCGGAGAGACCTGCAGGGGCCTGATACGCGTCCATGGCCGTAGTGGCCGTGTTCGTGTAGTCGTTGCCTCCCGGCATCGTGAAGCCGCTGTTGTTGAAGTTCATCGAGTTGTTGTTGTATCCGCCAAGCATCTGCGAGATACCCGCACCCGTGAGGGCACCGCTGGTGCCGCCTTGCAGCGCGCTTCCGACAACCGAGGGACCCACGGACGAGACAGGCTGACCGCCCCACTTGCCGTTGATCACATTCATGTACTGGCCGTACAGGTTCAGCGGCGTCGACTGCTGCTCGTTGAACTGCTGCATCGCCGCGTTGTCTACGTTCTGCTGCTGCGCTTGGAACAGACCACCGGCAGCGTTAAGCTGGTCGAAGTTGTTCCCGTTCGCCTGCTGGCCGTTGAGGAGCGCCGAGGAGCCAAGCTGGTACGCCTGGCCGATCTGGTTGTTCGCAGTGAGGGCGCGATCCGCGTTGGAGTTGTACTGCGACTGGGCCGTCTGGAGACCCGTGTTGAACAGCGAGTTACGGATCTGCGCGGCGGTGTCAGCCATCTGCTCCGAAGCGTTGCGTTGGAGGATCGCTTGGGTCACCCCGGTACGCGTCGAGTCCGTGTTGCCGTTCCCTGCGGCCTGGACGGCCAGCGAGGGGAGTTGAGATTCGTTGAGGGAACGCGAGGCGTCACGATTCGCTGCCGTGATCAGGTTGTCAGCCATGCTGCTGTTGGCGAGGCTGTTGGCGTAGTTCATGAACCCCTGCGTGGGGTCCTGCTGTGCCTGCGACAGGAGACCCTGGGCGTTGGTGCCGTAGCTCGCGCCAGTGTTCGTCAGGCCCATCCCAGTGTTGTAGAACTGGTTTGCCGTATTCTGGCCGTTGCCGTTAGCGTAGGCTGCGGTCTGGTTGGCACCCTGGGTCTGGTAGGGGTTGAGACCCGCTACGCGTTCGCCCGAGTAGGTGCCCATCCCGAGGGCGTTCTGGAGGGCCGTTTGGGCACCGTCGAACTGCCCGCTGATGTACGGCTGCGCTGCGGACCACGGGCTGTTGGCTGCTTCGGCTGCGGACTTCTGGGCGCCTGCTGCGTTGCTCGAGGCAATGCCACTGCCGACCGCGCCGACTGCTGCTGCTCCGATGGTCGCTGCGGCCACATGCGAGCGCATGAAGAAGCCCGGGGCGAGGAGCTTGAGGAGAGTTTTGATCATAGGACCTTAGAGAAGAGGCGCTCGGTCTCCCGCCAACCCATTCGCTCAAAGATCGGTCCCATGTCGAGGTGCAACTTGGTCCCGGAGAAGAGCTTCTTGACCCCACGGGCCTTGAGGGTCTTCTCCACGTACTTGAAGAGCTTCACGCCCACCCACCCCTTCCGGTGCTCCGGGGAGATGTAATAGACGTCAGTAAAGCCGTGGAGGTCGTGCATGTAATGGAGGTGCGGGCGTACGATGCTGATGTGGTATCCAACGATCTTTCCGGCCTCGCGGGCCGTGACGATGTGGAGAGCACCAGCGGCGCAGAATGCTTCGTACTGCCGATAATCGGGGGCGAGCTTAATGGTTTCGTGGTCGATAGCGACCTCTTTCCAATGAGCGGGCCACAAGACCTCCATTTCCGACACGATGTCCTGCCACTTCTCTACTGAATAGGTAATCACGGCTTGGATGTCCGAATGTCGACGACCATGTGGATGCGGTCGCAGTTGGAGTTGTTGATCACTTCATGCTCTTCGGCGTTCTGGAACCACCAGGTCTCCCCGGGGGCCATATAGACGTCCTCATCGCCCGTGCGGAAGTACACTCCAGGGGCGCTCTGGAGCACCACATGGAAGCGATCCCAGTACTGGGCGTGAACCGGCGTGTCAGCGTGCGGGAAGATGCGGCCACCAGGAGCGATCTTGTTGATGATCACGCGCCCGAGGCGTTCGCCGCCCACGCGGGCCATGAGGCCCATGACGATGGGGCGTGCTTCCGGCAGGACCTTGTAGACGTCCTGGTCAACGCATTCGTGCTGGTCGAAGTTCTCGAGGTGGGCCTTGAGGGCTTCCTCGGTCTCATGCACGGAGCGCGGCGGGAAGCGGAGGAGGATCGACTCGATCTGGCCGAACGGCCCTTGCGGGTAGTCGCGGAGATACGTGTCGGCCTTCCAGATCTCCGGACGGCGTTGGATTGCGAGGTTGAGCGGCACGGTGTCGAGACCGCTCGCGATTCGCATGAAGTTTTTCATTTCTCTCTCGATTGAAAAGGGTTACGTGACCCGTGCAGCCAGTTGGTTCAGTGCCGCGTTAATGGCGGCGACCGAACGCTCGAGCTTCTTTAGCTCCTCCTGAAGCCATTGGGCCTCGGATCCCTTGAGTGGGGGCTGTGCTGCACGGACGTAGTTCTGAAGTGGTGTTTTGAAGACGACGGCCATGGTTACCTCTTGCTGAGGGACTTGACCTCGACGTCCATGCCCGAGACCTGGAAATTCGAGATCGACGGCGTGCTGATCTTGTAGGACAGGTAGCGCCCTGAGACCATCATGTCGATCTTGTAGTCAGATGCCGGGTTGAACGTGGCCTTGGACCTGTAGTTCGGGGTCTGCTCCGGGAGATCCGAGGAGCCGAATTCGAACGTGAACGTGCCCGTGCTGTCGTCGAAGAACGACTCAGGGACCGCACACTGCACCGTCTTGTACGAACGCAGCGGGAGGCCCTGGGTATCCAAGGAGATCCCCACGCGCTCAACGTAGGCTGGCTTCAGCGTCTCGGTGTTAGCCGGGAGGTTCACAAGGCCCACGGTCGGAAGGTCCACCGCGTACACTGCGGAGTCCGAGAGGCCCTTGGACTGGTCGTAGATGCCGAGCATGATCGACAGCTTAGGCGTCCCGCCACCCGAGAAGCTCGAGTACGAGGTGTTGTACAGCGTGTAGCTGTTGGTGACCGAGGGGAACGAGTTGGAGACCAGGGAGGCGTTGGCCTCGGTGGCCCCGACGATGTTCGGCAAGTCGACGAATGACCAGGTGTCGTTCTTGTAGTTGTACGTAGCGGCCTGATTACAGAACGCGGTGCCCGCGAAGCTCGCCTCGTCCTGGAGGGTTGCGTAGCAGAAGTGCAGCAGCTTCGACACGGAGTCGTGCGCCACGAAGCACGCGGTCTGCTTGTTGCGGTCCAGGGTGTTGAAGATTCGGCGACGAACGCGCCCATCGGCGATAGACTGGCGGCTGATGCCATCGTGGACGTAGATGTCCTCCGAGCCGAAGACGAAGTGCTTCGATTCCACCTCCACCACGCAGTTCGCGTTGAGGATCCCGCCCTCGAAGGGCAGGCGGCGGAAGTTGAACACGTTCAGGTCCCCCGAGTACTCCATGAGCCACAACTGGTTCTGGGAGTAGATCACGAACGCTTCACCCAGGGCCATGCCGTCGCGGATCGGGGTCTTCATGTCACCGATGATATTCTCACCGGCCACGTAGTTCGTGTTCGCGGGATCCCACTGGAACCCTGAGACCGCTGTGGAGTACTGGAGCGGGTTAGACCACTTCACCATGGTGGGGTAGTCGGTGCCGTTCTTGTTCACGCCCAGCATGATCGCGTAGCCCTTGAAGCCCCGGGCGATACTCGCGGTGTCCGTCGAGACCCAGTCGCCTCCCATGAGGGAGTACAGGGTATCGTTCTTGATATTCCGCGCGTACGGGCGCATACCCTTTCGGGCCAGAATGGAGAGACCAGCGACCTGGGCGTGCGTCCACGGATTGTCGTTCGTGACCGTGCCCGTAGTCGGGGTCTGGAAGCTCATCACATTGCCAGGGTAGGCACGGATGGTTCCATCGTTGTCTGCCACGAAAACCGTCTCACCGGCAATGGGGTCGGTGTAAGAGCCGACAAAGCGAGAAGCATTGCTGCTGCCGCCTTCTGCAGAGTTGTAGAGGTTCGCATTGGCATCGTAGGTTCCCGCAGCCGCATCGTACGAGAGTGTCGAGCGGATCGGGCTGAAGAGCCGTTTGAACACCGGGGCACGCTGGATGCGGCCCTCGGAGAAGATCACGTTGTTGCCCGAACTGAAGGCGTTCGGAGGCAGGTCATACGGGGAAGCGTCGGTGATAACCCCCACGCCCCCCAATTGGCGAAGCGGGAGGTTAGCCATTAGAGCTTCTGGATGTAGGCCAGTGCCAGATACGGAGGGAGGTTCGTATGCTGGTGGTCACCGACCTGGTTGATGGTGTGCGTGTGGCCCTGAGGGGTCACGGTGGAGACCACGGTCCCGTCGATCCCTGCAGCGACCGAGAGGGTCGTCGTCTGGATATTGGCCGTGGCCGTGTTCTCGGTGTGTGTGTGCGAGCCTGCATAGCCCGTGAGGGCAGACCCACCAACGTCGTTCGGGTTGTAGGCCCCGCCCGCCCCGATCACGAAGTTCCCACGGAGATCCGGGGTCCCTTGGGTCCCATCGCACAGCGCGTAGCCCGTGGGGATCTGGGCGACTGCCCCGCTCCACAGGATGATTGCGCCCTTGGGAACCGGGTTGTTCAACTGGGACGGGGTGGCCGTAACCTGTGAGTCAAGGTTCGGGAATGTGTTGAGGAGTACTGATTTAATCATCCGCAAATGATCGTCTGCCTGTGAGACAGAGTCGGTCGAGAGCGGATTGACTGCGACGAGTTGGTTGAGGTAGGTAGCGGATTCGATAGCCATGGTCTTAGATCTTCATGATGAACGCCAGGGCGTAGTACGGGGGCCGGTTTTCGTGGGCCGCACCGGAACCTGCATTGCCGACACCAACGTTGTGCCCGTGGGCACCTTGGACATCCGTGGTGATCCCGTGGCTGTGACCACCTGCGGGGTCCGTGGGAGACATGTAGCGGCCCGAGGAGTAGCCGGTGGCGACCGGCACGTTCGCGCCCCCGTTATCGCCGCCTGCCTGCACCGAGCCGAGGTTCGGCAGCGAGTGCTGGTGATCCCCAACGCCCGTGGTCGACCCGCCGTGTGCGTGGGACCCTTGGGTATCCGTCCAGGCCGTGTGGTTGTGGACCGGCATCTGAGCGGCAGTGAGGGCCACCGAGGCTGCGCCACCAATATTGCCGACCGCGTAAGACCCACCAGAGCAGACCGCGAAGCGATCCCGAAGGTCGGGGGTGGTGATGTTGCCGCTGCCATCTGCCTTGGCCACAGTTTGGCCGTTACAGAGTGCCCAGCCAGCCGGGATGGAGGTGCCCGACCACATGGCGATCAAGCCCACCGGGGTGCCGTTGGAGAGATTCTCGTGGGTCGCCGAGACTACCCCCTTGAACTTGGGGAAGGTGTTCAGGAGGGTGCTCTTGATGAGACGGAGGTGATCGTCTGCGAATGCAATGGGATCAGAACCAACCGGGTTGGCTGCAACCAGGTCGGAGATGTAGGTGCCAGTTTCGAGTGCCATGGGGATGTGTGCCCCGAGGGCACCTTATGAGTTCTGAGGAGGGAGGAGATGGGGCGTGAACGCTTCAATCATTCGCTGGAGCGTGTAGCACATGGGTTCGCCGTTGGAGTGCGCCGGGTTCATCCCTGCGTAGTCGAGGATGTCGAGGGCCGCGTGGCAGCACTCATGGGCCATGACGCCGTGCCCTGCCCCCGGTCTGATCCAGATGATCAAGGGGCCGGAGGTGCCCCAACAGAGGCCCAGGGAGCCTTCTGTGTTGGTATTGAGGTCGAACTTGCGGCCCAGGGCCTCGAGGGCCTTCTGGTCCTGGGTGAACCAAACCTCGCGGCCCCATGGGTGCGCCTGGTGTTTGATGACGTTCTTCATGGTGAGGCGTGGGCGAGAGTTGTACAACTTTGCGGCCCTCCGGGGGTATCCGGGGGACCCTGTGGGAAAAGGGGGACGGGTCAGTTTAGGGACCGGGAGGGGACCCTAGGGGGGGTCTGTGTTTTGGGGGGAAACGACCCCACTCAGCAATCCTCAACAACAACAAAAACGGCTGAGGCTTTACCGGGATTTTTGAAGAGGGTTCAAAAGGCGCATAGGGGGTACTTGCCGCACTGGGATTCGAGCCGCGCCGTGTCTCGCCTGTCGCAACCCATTGATTTCATTGGGTTTCGATTAGATAGGCTATCTGATCGGTGCGTGCATCACCTGTCTATGAGGGGCTTTCAGGGCCTGGAGACGTGCGGGAGGGGCGAAGGGTCGGGAGGGATTCGCGGGAGGCTGTTAGGGGCCTATGGACACGTACGCGTGGCATGTATGAGACGCACGCGGGAATGCGAACAGATGGTTGCCCAGGGAGGGCCGTGGCGCGTTATGAACGGCAGACAAACTTCTTGTACAAAAACGCTTGTACAACACAAAACCCTTTGCTATAGTCCATTCCATCGCAGCACACAAAGCGCTGCACCTAACGAAACCAAGGGTAATCAAATGGAAGCCAAAGACCTGATCATCATCGACAGAAGAGACGCAAGCTCGGCCGCAATCGACACGGAATCCTGGCTTGACCGTGTGTTGGGTTCCGAAGTCTCGTTGTCCGTTGGTCGCAAGTGGATTGCAGGTTGGAATATGCCTGGCTACATGCCCGATAGCGATCCTTCGGAATTCAACACGTTCTCTGATGCCTGCCGCTACATTGCGGACACGCTCAATGATTTCTACTATCAGGAAGAGGAAGGTGACGAAGAGTCCGAAGAACGCGCCCAGGAATACCTGGAGACCGAGAAGACGTTCTCCCGTGCTGCGAGCATTGGAGACGAAGACGAGATGTCTGAGCGTGCTGGCCAGTATGTCTTCTGGGTTCGTGAGGGCGACTCGCGTGATCTCGATGAAGAGATCAAGGACAAATGGTTGATGCAGGCAGAAGACGCGCTCCTTGAAGCCATCCAATCCGAAGAGGGCCGTGAGTATCGTTGCACGTCTGTGGACAACGTCTACAACAATGAGAATGATTTCTCTGACGTGTTCCAATGGCAGGTGTTCTACCCTGCTGATGCGGGCGATTGGTGCTATGCCGATGATGTGTACGTGGCCATCGAAGTGCACCAAGGTGGAGACGTGCGGGGCAACTATGGGCGCATTCGTCTCTACAAGATTGATGACCTGTGCGACGGTGGATTCTTGGATTGGTCGCTTGGTTGGTCCGTGCGTTACTCGGATGGCGAAGACACGCCGTACGCTGAGGAGTGCAGCATCGGCTACCACTCGAACCCGTTCTGGTCCGGATTGGTCCCGCACATCAAAGGTGGAGACCGTGGCCTGATGTGGTCCGAGAAGCGCGGCGCATACGTGGGTTGGGATACGGACGGGCGTGCGGTTGAGTGCTTCCCTTTCTTGTACGTGTGATTTGTACAACACACTCCACTATCGTACAGGGGTAAAAATGCTTAGAAGAGTTTGGGGCCAGGCGTCGACCGTATCAGGCGTCCTGGCTCTACACAGTATCGATTGGTCCGCACTGCTTATCGGTGCGGCCTCCCTTGCTTGCCTTGCGGGAATCGCGGGGCTTTTGTTTGCTGCCTACCTCTGACCATCATGACCCTCGAACAGATCATCCACGCTTTGCAAGTTCTCCGCGTTACGTCCGGCCTTTCGGGCGCATCGTACGCTAACGGACAATTCCAGACGTACGCGCCAAGCAACAATGCGACCGTCAGTTAAGCCTGTATCGCAAGCCCTGGAGGCATATGCCAGGGCAATACGTCCCACGCCTGAGTTAGTCCATGCACTGACCCAGGCGTTAGCATTGGAGCTATCGTCAACCATGGGGGGCAAGGTAACCATCGAGCTACCAGGAAACATTCGCATCATTCGCGGTCAATAACTAAGGCCCTGCCATGCGCGGGGCTTTAGCTATTTGCCACGTACTTTAGAGAGGGGCCTATGCTCCCTGCTCGCGTGCGCTCCATGGTTCCCCATGGGGCTGTCTGTACTCGTCTGTACACCTTAGGCCCATTGGTTACCTGTGGGTGCCTGGGTGCGTGTGTGTTCGTCAATACGGAATGCAAGGTATCTATGAGGCCGTTTAACGGGCTGAGGGGCCATGGTCGATACCAACCCAGCCACAAGGGTAACGAACGGCTCTAAGGGCCTATGGTGCACCGTAGGACTACTACAGATGGGATATGGTTTGGAGGCTACTGGAGGGCTTTTTAGGGGCTGCCGCTCTTCTGGCTACCACCCTACAGGCCACACATCAGCAGAGGCATGGCGGGCCATTGGAGGCCCTGGAAACCCTATCGACAGGCATGAGGCCGGGAGACCGCGCTCGAGGGATCTCAGAGCAGGCTGTTTGAGGGGGTCTGAGAAGACCACCGAATTCGATAGACCGAGAGAAAACCCCACCGTGCCTAAGGGCAGAGGGCGAGGCCGTATTGCTGAAAATCCAGAAATTTAGGGCTACGAAAGTAGGCCCCCGTTATTTTTTCTTGGGCCTTTCGGAAATGTCAGGATTTCGGTGTCCTGAAAAAGCTCGAGCGTGCCCTCTCGGGAGCGAGAGAGAGGTCCGGGTAACGGCAGGACAAGCCGAATAACCAAGAGGGCACGCTCGAGCCTCCACGTTGCGTGGAAACGAGGCCATGGCGTTGCACCATGGTCTTGGGGACTCCCCTGTTGATAAGCCGCCTGTGAAGGCCGGGGACGGCACAAGCCCTGACGGGAACTCTGTTCAAGGTAGGAAGTGTAAGACGGCAAAGAACGCTGCTACTGCTGCCACCCCGAGACCCGTAAGGGCCAGGGCGACCCTCGGGAACAACCCGAAGGCCAGGACGAGCAGAACGAATCCGATGATGATGTGCATGTTGGTCTCCCCAGTGGACCGTGGTGTACCAGGAGTTTACGGTATCTACTGAGGAAACTGTAGGCCCCTTAGGCAGGAGTCGAACCTGCAACCTTCCGTCCACATAGACGGCTGCTCTCCCAGTTGAGCTACCAAGGGATTGTACTGTTCTGTGTTGTACCGAAAAGATGGACCATCACGGGAGTCCCTAAGTACCGAGGGGAGCACATTATGTGTGCTTTAGGCGGTGTCTCGCCTCGGTGTGTATAGGGTCCTGGGGACTCGCGTGGTGATCCAAAGGAACAGCAGGGTTGAACCTAGGTTAGACCCAGAACAACACCCTTAATGAAAACAACTCTAAAGAACTCTCAGGTCCTAAGTATTCTTACAGATACCTTGGGATTCTAAAGCCCCCCTACCCCCCATAGAGGGTGTCTTTCTATAGTACGGGGTAATTCACTTTCCTGGTCTGATGCGGTCTAGTGTGGGGTCGGCGGTCTGCCTCGGCACCCCCTCTTTCTATAGTACGGGGTAATTCATCTAGAGGTTCTCTAGAGAATCCTAAGGAAAATCAAGGGGATCGAATTACCCCGTACTATAGCAATGCAGGGCGCTGTACCGTCTGTTTTTGTACAACTTCGTGTTGCATTGTTCGATTGCGCACGCTAAGATAGCAACAACTCAACGAACACCAACCGGAGCACCACATGAACCTCATTGACCAACAGATTCTGGACACCATCGACTTGGACTACACGCGCCAGGCCGAACTCGAGCAGTCCATGATCGAGCGTGGTGCCCAACGCTACGCCGACAACAACGAACGTGCCCTGCACGCAGGTGACATCGCCCGTAACCAGAACAAGCTGTTCACCTCGGCATTCCAGAAGGCTGTCGTGGCGTTCGCTGCGGCTGCTGCGGAGGCTTCGGCCAAGCGTGGTCGCCCTGCGGCGCACGTCCCTGCCCTCAATTCGGTCGACCATGAGCTTCTCACCGCGATCACCCTCCGCACGCTGTTCAACGGTGCGGCCATCGACCGCTCGGTGACCGATATGGCGCACTCGATTGGCTTCGAGGTCGAGGCTGAGATGGCCTGCCTGAAGCTCGCGGAGCAAGCCAAGGCGACCAACGACAAGGAACTGAAGAAGCTGGTGGGTCGCAAGGTGACCTCGGCCCGCGTGGGTGCCCGCAAGGGTGAGGACTTGCTCGAGGCTGCTGGCGAAGAGCGCACGCCCGACGAGTTCATCAAGATCGGCCTGAACCTGATCAACATCGCGCTCCCTGCGATGGACATGTTCGACATGGTCGAGGGCGACTCCTTCAGCGGTGCGTCGACCCTCAAGTTCACCGAGGCTGCCCAGTCGGAGATGGATGGTATGGCCGAGATTCAGCAGTGGATGCACCCGGTCTATCAGCCCATGGTCACCCGTCCGAACCCTTGGACCGCCATGGATACCGGAGCGTACAACGATGCCCGCGTGGCGAAGACTGTCCCGCTGATGGCCACGCCGAACAAGAAGATTCGCAAGCTGGTCGACGAGGCTGCCAAGGCCGGTGCGCCGTTCGTGCGTGCCCTCAACGCTGTCCAGGACGTGCCGCTGCAGTTGAACGCCAAGGTCCTCGAGGTCCTTGAGCACTGCTTCAGTAATGGCATCGCTGTCGGTAAGGTCCCCGGGAAACCCGTGGAGATCGCCAAGGACGAAGACCCGAAGAAGGCCATGCAGATGCGCAAGGACAACGGAGCGATCCGTGCGAAGCGCAACGCAATCCGTGCGGCCATCGCGGAAGCCAAGCAGTACGTGGGCAACCCGTTCTATCAGCCGCATACGCTTGACTGGCGGGGCCGCGTCTACGCAAGACCGGGCCTGAATCACCAACGTGCGGACTTCGCGAAGGGTATGTACGAACTGGCCCGGGGTGAAGTGCTGAACGAAGACGGCGTGTACTGGCTGAAGTGGCACGTGGCCACGACCGGTGCGTTCAAGGTGGAGGGTCTCGCCATGGACAAGGCATCGCATGACCGCCGTGTGCAGTGGACAGACGAGAACCTGCCGACCGTCCGAGCGGTGGCTGAGGACCCCCTGGCATCCCTGGAACTGTGGCGCAAGGCTGACTCGCCCTTCTGCTTCCTGGCCGCGTGCCTCGCGCTCGATGCCTACCTGAAGGACCCGACCGGCTACGTCTGCCACATTCCCGTGGCTGTCGATGGCTCCTGCTCGGGCCTGCAGCACTTCTCGGCGCTGCTCCGCGACCCCGAAGGCGGTTCGTACGTGAACCTGCTGCCCTCGGATATCCCCCAGGATGTTTATCGGACGGTCGCGTCGAAGGTGCTCCCGCTGGTGCAGGCTGACCTCGCGGACCCGGAGAAAGCCCCGATGGCCCAGAAGTGGATCGACTACGGCCTCGACCGCAAGGTGGCGAAGCGTGCGACGATGACTTTCGTGTACGGAAGCCGCCAGAAGGGCTTCGCGGATCAGTTGGTGGAGGACATCATCGACGTGGAAGGCAAGGGTCGCGAGACCTTCGGCACCGAATGGGCCGACCAGGTTCCTGCAGCACACTACCTGGCCGCGCACATCATGAAGGCCGTGACCGAGACCGTGAAGGCCGCTGCCGCTGCGATGGAATGGCTGCAGAAGGTCGCAGGCATCCTCGCCCGCCACAACATCCCCGTGCGGTGGGTTACGCCCCTCGGTCTCCCCGTGGAGAATGCCTACCACAAGCCGAACGTCAAGCAGTTGACGATGACGCTCTGGAACCGCTCGGTCAACGTGCCGGTTCGCTATGACCCTCAGGTTGTCATGGGGTACACGAAGGAACTGCTGGAGCACAAGCAGCGCAACTCCATCGCCCCGAACTTCGTCCACTCGCTGGACTCGGCTCACCTGATGGCCGTGGTGCTCAAGGCGGTCGACAATGGCATCAACGACTTCCTGCTGATCCATGACTCGTTCGCTGCCCTTCCCAATCAGATGCCGAAGTTCAATGTGCTGATCCGGGACGCGTTCGTCGAACTCTATGAGAACAACGAGCCGCTCGAAGGCGTGCTGTCGAATGCGGTGGATGACATCATGGCGCTGGTCGAGAAGTGCGACAGTGCGGATGTGATGTCGAAGCTGCAGAAGAGCATGAAGGACCTGGGGAAACTCGGCATTCCCGCCAAGGGGACCTTGGACCTTGAGGCCATCAGACAGTCGCCATACGCTTTCGCTTAACCCTGTACAACACCATGTAAAACAAGGCCCTACGGGGCCTTTTTGCATTTACCCCGTGCTATAGAAAAGAAAGGCCCCGGCGATTATGCCTAGGCCATTCGCTTACTTTTTTCTTGTACAACACGATGTTGTACAGCCCAATACGGACAACGCGATGGACAACCAAGAATTCGGCACCTCTGACCCGATGCCGCTGGATGTGGCCGTGGGCTTCATGGCCCTCGGTTACGACCTTAACACCCTCGAAGACCGCGAACTCTTCGACCCCTACTTCAACGACTGACCACATGAAAAACTTCACGACGCCGAAAGGCCCCGCAGGCTACACCAACCTCTCCAAGCCGGACACGAAGTTCGACCCGGAAGGCAAGTACAAAACGTCCATCACGCTCCCCCGGGAGCAGGCTGAGAAGCTGATGGAACTGGCCCAGGAAGAGGCCAACGAACTCGCGGTCCTCGACAAGAAGACCAAGAAGATCGTGATGCCCGAAGGTATCAAGTACCCGTATGTCGAGAACGACGATGACACGGTCACGTTCACGTTCAAGACGAAGAAGAAGCCGAAGCTGTTCGATGCCAAGGGCAACCCGATCCGTAATGCGGATGATCTTCGCATCGGCGGCGGTTCGACGATCCGCGTCAAGGGCGCGTTCTCGAGCTACGAGGGCTTCGGCGGTGGTGTGACGGCATACCTCAACGAAGTGCAACTCATCAAGCTGGTCGAGTTCGGCGGCGAAGGCTTCCAACCGGAAGACGACGAGGACGGCTACGTGGCGAGCAACGAGGCACCGTCGAGCTTCAACGACGAGAGCGAAGGCTCGGACGATTCGTCGGAAGAAGACGGCAACGTGGACTTCTAAATGAAGATCCGCGCCCGAGCCTCAAAGGCCAACTGGTTCTCCAAAAAGAACGGATTGGTCAAGGTGAAGGCGAAGTTGCGAAGCGGTCTCGAAGACAAGATCGCCGCGCAGTTGGAGGAAGCAGGGGTCGAGTACGAGTACGAGAAGCTCCGTCTGAAGTATCAGATCGAGCATGAGTACCGACCCGACTTCAGACTCCCCAACGGCATCATCGTGGAAGGAAAGGGCCTCTTCACATCCGAGGACCGTAGCAAACACCTCGCAGTCAAGAAGGCCCACCCCCACCTCGATGTGCGCTTCGTCTTTACCCGCAGTGCCAGCCCCTTATACAAGGGAAGTCAATCCACTTACGCATCTTGGTGTACGAAACACGGTTACCTTTACGCCGACCGCTTGATACCGGAGGCGTGGCTCAAGGAGCCCAGTAAGTGAAGGTATGCAAGATGTGCGGCGTAGCGAAGCCGCGCGAAGATTTCAACAAGCAATCGAGGGCGAAAGACGGGCTATACACCTACTGTCGTCCTTGCTCGAGCGCCAGGACCAAGGCGTACAAAGCAAAGATGCGCGAAAAAGGCGTCCTTAGATACCAACGAATGCGTCAGAAGTACGGCGTTGATGCTATGCAGTACCAAGCACTCACCGAGCAGCAGCAGAATAAGTGCGCCATCTGCGAGACGGGTCTAATCCACGCGGGACAGACAGCCTCCTCAGCGTGCGTAGACCACTGCCACACAACCGGAAAGGTGCGCGGACTCCTGTGCTACCACTGCAATCGTGCGCTCGGTCTTTTTAAGGACAGCCAAAAATCCCTTCAATCGGCAATTGACTATCTAAGGAAGACGTCATGACCCAAACCCAAGTCTTGCTGAAGCACCTGCGCAAGGCAGGCAGCATCACCCAACGCGAGGCACTCCTGGACCACGGGGTCCAAAGCCTCACCCGCCGTATCACGGAACTCCGCGATGCTGGCTTCAACATCCACAGCAGTATGCGTGCTCACCCGGTCACGGGTCAGCGGTACTGCCGGTACATCCTCGGGACCCCGGAGAAACTCTGATGTTCATCATTCGAGACGCAGAAGGTAGCCAGCGAGCACGACTGACCAACCCAAACGGGTTTCAGACCCTCGATGAGGCGATCAAGGAGGGGCCGATTAGCGTCCACATGTCGCCTTGCAGCTACCCCCACGAGTATCCGTTCGTGGTCGTAGACCTTACGAGCGGTGAAGTAGTCCACCAATGGGACCTACCCGCATGAAAGTCAAACACACCAAGAACGGCAACGTGAAGGTGGTGATGCCCCTGGACACCGCAGTGGTCCTCCGGGGTCTCCTGCTGGACACCTACAAGCAGGACGTCCGCGTGGCGGCGAACCTGTCCATCGAAGAAGCCAAGGTCCTGTGGGATCTGGAAGACCACCTCGACGATGCGGGCGTCCAAGCCCCGTGGGAGGGCCTGGGGCGATGACCGAATCCGAGATCAAGTTCACCGTTCAGCGTGCCAAGCATTGGTCTCGCAAGGCGGCGGAAGCTCGCGCAGCCCGCCCACATGCAGGTGAGGTACTTCGAGTGCCCTTCGCTGTCGAGGAGTACGGGGGGCCGACAGAGTACTTTTACGACTGCGAGTGCGCAACTTGCGGAAAACGCTGGACAGAAGACCAATAACCCATGAACCACGAAGAATCCACACTGATCCGCAAGGGGCCGTGCGACGAGTGCGGCTCGAGCGATGCCAATGCTCTGTACTCCGATGGCCATTCACATTGCTTTTCGTGTGGGCACTTCGAGCGCGGGGATGGCGAAACACAACACTACACAGGAAGGAAGAAAGTGGCGGCAAACCTGGACGAATACCGCGATGCGGATGCAGATGGCGGACTGCCCGCACGGCAGATCAGCGCCGAGACATGCCGCAAGTTCGGTGTGCGTGTGGGGAAGCTCAACAGCGGCTCTGTCGTCCACATGTACCCGTACTACAAGGACGGGCAAGTCGTGGCCTTCAAGGCTCGCGGCAAAGACAAGGAATTCAAGTTCGTCGGGGAAACTAAGCATCCCCAAATGTTCGGCCAGCAGTTGTGGTCGGGCGGCAAGAAGCTGGTGGTGACCGAGGGCGAGATTGACGCCCTGACGGTCTCCCAGTTGCAAGGCAACAAGTGGCCGGTGGTCTCGGTGCCCAACGGTGCCCAAGGGGCCAAGCGAGACATCGCACGGCAGATGGACTTCTTCCAACAGTTCGAAGAGATCATCCTGATGTTTGACCAGGACGAACCTGGACAGGCAGCAGCGAAGGAAGTAGCCGAGATGTTCGAACCGGGCGTGGCGAAGATCGCCTCCCTGCCCCACAAGGACCCCAACGACTGCCTGAAGGCGGGTGCAGGCGAGGAAGTCATCAAGGCTATCTGGAACGCCAAGCCGTACCGGCCCGATGGGATCGTTTCGATCTCCGAGGTGGCCGAGGAGGCAGAGCGCGAGATTCCCGATGGGGCACCCTGGTGGCTCGACAGCCTCACGAAGCTGACCTACGGACGCCGCGAAGGGGAGTGCTATGCGTTCGGCGCAGGAACGGGTATCGGGAAGACCGACTGGTTCACCCAGGGCATCGCGTACGACCTGCTGGAGTTGAAGCTCAAGGTCGGCGTGATCTACCTCGAGCAGCCGGTCGTAGAGACCGCACGGCGGATCGCTGGTAAGGCCGCAGGGAAGATACTCCACGTCCCTCGCAAGGCCACTGTAGAGGATCGTAGGGCCGCTCTGGCCATGATCTCCGAGGGAGACAACCTCCACCTCTACAACTCGTTCGGCGCAGCAGACTGGGATGTGGTCAAGGCGAAGATTCGCTACATGGTCCACGGCCTCGGCTGCAAGTCGATCTACCTGGATCACCTCACGGCCCTCGCGGCCAACGAAGAGGACGAACGGCGCGGCCTGGACCAGATCATGGCCGAGCTTGCGGCGCTGGCCCTTGAACTCAAGATCTACCTGCACTTCATCAGCCACTTGACGAGGCCCAAGGACGGCCCTCCGCATGAGGAAGGTGGGCGTGTGAAGCAGACCCAGTTCCGAGGCTCCAACGCCATCGGCATGTGGTCGCACTTCATGTTCGGCCTCGAGCGAAACACGCAAGGCGAGGACGAGGAGTCCCGCATGACTACCTTCCGCGTCATCAAAGACCGGAACACGGGCCAGGCTACTGGCAAAACGATCACCCTGGGATACGACACCGACACTGGACGTCTCTATGACGCCGATGGGTTTGTCCCTGAAAAGGAAGCAGAGGAAGCGTATGGATTTTGATGTCAACGCAATAACGACGCTGTACCAGGATGAAGCCCTGGACATCTGCAAGTACGAAGGCGACTCGTCGCTGTACCTGTGCGAAGGCTGCTTCGAAGAGACTCCGGATGATGTGGTCGAACTGAACCCCGCTCAACAACTGGCGCTGTACGCCATTCTCAAGAACCGCATCGAGGGCTGACATGGAATTCGTCCCCTACCCGAAGACCCCGCGCCTGAAGCGGGACATCGTGATCACCGAGAAGCTGGACGGCACGAACGCCCAGGTGGTGATCACGAAGGACGACCGCCTCGCAGATGAGCACATCATCGCTGAGACGTACACGCCGGATGGCCTACTGATGACCATGCGAGTCGGTTCGCGGTCCCGCTGGATCACCCCTGGCAAGACCACGGACAACTACGGCTTCGCCCAGTGGTGCTACGAGAACCAAGCGGAACTCTTCAAGCTCGGCGAAGGCCAGCACTTTGGCGAGTGGTACGGCCAAGGGATCCAACGGGGCTACGGCCTCGACCACAAGCGATTCGCTCTGTTCAACACGGCCCGTTGGGGCAGGCACAACCCGGATACCCCGAAGTGTTGCGAAGTGGTCCCGGTGCTCGCTCAGTGCTCGCTCGTCGAAGTTGACGACCAGCTTGCGTACTTCCGCAAACACGGCAGCCGCGCGGTCCCCGGCTTCATGCGACCCGAGGGCATCATCGTGTACCACACGGCCTCGAAGCAGAACTTCAAGGTGCTGCTCGAAAACGACCAACTGCCGAAAGGCTTGACTGAATAACTTAGGAGTCCAACACATGACTGAGTTGACCGCCGAACGAGTGCGGGACCTCCTGCATTACGAGGTGGTCACCGGACGGTTCTACTGGAAGAAGTGCGCCCGTATCGGCTTTCAAAGTAAGCGGGCAGGCACACAAGTAACGGGTGGATACACAGGCATAAAAGTTGACGGGACCCGTTACCAGGCGCACCGATTAGCGTGGTTGTGGGTGACCGGACAGTGGCCTTCTGAACTAATAGACCACGAGAACGGGTCGCCCGGTTGCAACGCTTGGCACAACCTTAGGGACGCAACGCCTGAACAGAATCAGTGGAATAAGCGGGTTCATAGGAACTCCACGTCAGGTGTAAAGGGGGTGTCTTGGTCCAAGGAACGTGAGAAGTGGGTAGCGCAGGTGTGCGTGGGCGGTAAGAACAGAAACATGGGCCGCTACGCTACTTTCGAAGAAGCCGTAGCAGCGATACAGACTGCAAGAGCGAAACTACACGGCGAGTTTGCACGCCACTAATACTTAGGACTTCATATGAGGCTCATCGCCGACATCGAAACGAATGGGCTTCTCCATGACGTTACAGTAATTCATTGCTTGGTCGCGAAGGATGCGGACACCGGAAAGGTATCCACGTTCCACGGCGGGGCCATTGAAGATGGCATCAAGTTGCTGCAGCAGGCGGACCATCTGATCTTCCACAACGGGCTGGACTATGACCTTCCGGTAATCCAGAAGCTGTATCCGTGGTTCTCCTTTGACTTCAAGAAGGTCACGGATACCTTGGTCATCTCCCGCCTGTTCTTCCCCGACTTGCTCACCCGTGACGGGGGCCACGTGAAGGCCGGAAGGCTCCCTGCGAAGCGTGTAGGGTCGCACGCACTTGAGGCGTGGGGTATGAGGCTTGGTGTGTTGAAGGGGGACTATGCCGAAGAGTTTAAGGCTGCATGGGTCGCCAACAACCCTGACCAGAAGTATCCCGATGGCCTTGAGTGGGCAGAGTTCAGCACCGCGATGCTTGAATACTGCGTGCAGGACGTGGAGGTCACTGAGACCCTCTACAACCACTTCAGCGCCCTCGAGTACTCCCAGCAAGCCATCGAGATTGAGCATGAGGTTCGCCAGTATTGCTCCATGATGACCCGGAGTGGGTGGCCTTTTAACACCCAGGCAGCCGTAGAACTCTATTCGAAGCTGGCAGCCGAGCGCGATGCAATTCGCCAACAGATGCTGGACACCTTCCCTCCCCTGGTCATTGAGCGTTTCTCCGAGAAGACAGGTAAGCGGCTCAAGGATCGCATTGTCGAATTTAATCCTGGAAGCCGGGACCAGATAGCCCAACGGCTGATCGTCAAGTACGGCTGGGAGCCTAAGGCTTTCACCGAAGGCGGGAAGCCGCAGATTGACGAAACGATCCTCGAGAAGCTGGACTACCCCGAGGCCAAATTCCTCTCCCACTACTTCCTGCTCGAAAAGCGCATTGGTCAGCTTGCAGAAGGCAACCAGGCGTGGCTAAAGCATGAGCGTAAGGGGCACATCCACCACTCCATCAACACCAACGGGGCGGTTACGGGCCGCTGCACGCACTCATGGCCCAACGTTGCTCAAGTGCCCACAGTGCGGGCCTTGTGGGGCAAGGAGTGCCGAGGTCTTTGGGGCGTGCGTCCAGGCTTCCGACAAGTCGGGGTCGACCTTTCCGGGATCGAACTGCGATGCCTTGCCCACTACATGGCGAGGTGGGACCAAGGGGCCTACGGGGAAGTGATCCTCAACGGAGACATCCACACCGTAAACCAAGAGGCTGCAGGGTTGCCCACACGGGACAACGCGAAAACTTTTATTTACGGCTGGCTCTATGGGGCTGGGGACGCAAAGATCGGCTCGATTGTTGGCAAGGGCGCTAAGGAGGGCAAGAAGCTCAAAGAGTCCTTCCTTCGTAAGCTCCCTGCTCTGGGGTCCCTGAAGAAGGCCGTGGACAAGGCGGCAGAACGCGGCTTCTTGATCGGCCTCGATGGCCGTAGGGTACCCGTGCGTCATAAGCACGCTGCACTCAATACGCTGCTTCAGGGCGCGGGCGCCCTCATTGCCAAACAGTGGCTGATTGAGTGCTTCCACGAAGCTGAACGTCGCGGCTTTAAGTACGGCTGGGACAGGGATTTCACGCTCCTGGGCTGGGTCCACGATGAGCTTCAATGGGCCGTCAAGGAAGGCTCCGAAGAAGCCTTCGGCGAGATGGTCGCTGGGTGTGCCAGAAAGGCGGGCGACTACTTCAAGTTTAAGTGCCCGGTCGACGCCGAATTCAAGACTGGGGCTTCGTGGGCGGATTGTCACTGATGCAACACACAGACCTCATGCACGTACTACGGGAGTGCCGCAGTGCCCCCGTATTCGTCAAGGGCAACTTTGCCCGCGCACATGCAATAGACATCGCCATGGCCGCAAGCCTTGGCTTCATAACCACCATGGTCGAGTGGGCCGAGTTTTCGAACCGGTGGCACCTCACGACCAAGGGCCTCGAGTGCCTAACGGCGGAATCGAAAGCCCGCAACCACCCTACAAAGCGAGAGAGAACATGAGCAACGAATTCAAGGTTGGCGACAAGGTGCGCCTGAAGGCCGAGTACAAGGTGCATCATCCGGAAGCATTCCATGGTCGCCTGACGGTCGACTCGGGCCTCGGGTCCCACTGGGGCGTGACGGCTGCCGATGGCAAGCAGGCTGGCTTCTTCCTGAGCGAACTCGAGGCTGATGGGTTCCGCGTGGGTGACCGCGTGGTTGCCCCGGGCTGGTCATGTAGCAAGGTCTGGAGTGGCGTGCTCACTGTAGAAAAGGACTACGACGGAGAGGGGGCGTGTTTCCAATGCGCTAACCCTACTGGGGTCCTCGGTGCCTTCGGTGCAGAGGATCTCGAGTTCGCCCCGGCCCTCGAGGCCGTGGAATCCGAACCCGAAGCCCAGCCGGTCACCTACCGCATCTGCGTGAACAACACCATCGGCAAGACCGAGTACCCGAGCCTCGAAGCGGCCAAGGCTGCTGCTCTGCTCCACGGCTCGGACGGCGAAGAGTTCTCGATCTGGGAAGTGGTCCAGGTCGCTGAGTACAAGGTGAAGGTCACGAAGTCCTTGGAACCCGTGGAGGCTGCGTAATGATGCTCCTCGACGCGGACATCGCGTTGTTCTCGTCATGCGCTGCCGCAGAGACCGAGATCGAGTGGGAGGAGGACGTCTGGACGATCACTACCGACCTCAAGCTGGCTAAGGACAAGTTCCGAAGCTGGATCGAGAAGGTGATGGACCAGACCGACGAGACCGAGTTCGTGCTCTGCATGACGGGTCCGGACAACTTCCGGCGCAAGGTCTACCCGCCCTACAAGGCCAAGCGCGGTCGCAAGCCCGTAGGGTACGCAGCGCTCAAGGAGTGGGCGAAGGAGAACTACAAGACCTTCGAGAAGCCGACTTTGGAGGCTGACGATTGCTTAGCTATCCTTGCTACCAAGTACCCCGGAAAGGCGTTTATTGCAACCATGGACAAGGACCTGCTCGGCGTGCCGGGCCGGATGCTGCATTTGAATCAGAAGCTCGAAGGAACCTGGGTTGAGACGGACGAGAAGGCAGCGTTCCGCCACTTCCTGTACCAGACGCTGACTGGAGACGCCACGGACAATTATCCGGGGTGCCCCGGCATGGGTCCGGTGGGTGCCGAGAAGCTGCTAAAGACCAAGGGCGCAGTTTGGGCCACGGTAGTGCAGGCATTCGAGAAGGTTGGCCTCACCGAAGAAGATGCACTGGTCCAAGCACGCTGCGCGTGGATGAACCGCATCGAGAACTGGGACGCAGAGAAGGAGGAAGTGATTCTATGGACCCCACAATAAACTGCAACCCCTTCGGCATCGCGGGGGCGCTTCACATGAACTCTTACTACCCAGGTAACCAGGCGAACAACCCGGACCCGAGCTACGATCAACCGCACCTGCAGGGCCATCCGGCTATCGAAGCCGCTCTCGAGAAGGCCAAGCCCACGAACCCCAAGCAACTCTACGGGGACAAGAAGCCGCCGGTCCACCTGATCCACCAGATAGCTGAACTGCACGAAAGCGCGGCCCTGCACGCAGGCAAGCGCAAGTATGGCGAGAACAACTACATCCAGACAGAAGTCGAGGCCATGACTTACGTGGGAGCGATCCTACGGCACGTCAAGGCGTGGGCTTCGGGTGAGCGCGTGGACCCCAAGGAACTGGTGCATCACCTCGGGGCCGTCAAGGCCTGCTGCACGATCCTGATGACCACGGAGGCCACGGGGATGCTGGTCGACAACCGCCCGGTCACTGGTTCGGAGGTCTCCCGCGTCAACCAAGCACCGGTCAGCTACAAGCAAGCGACCGCAGAGGCCCTCAAGGAAGTCGAGGCGACCATCGAGCACCTGAACCAACTCTACCCGGTGAAGCTGTGAGCAAACCAATCGTGAAGTACACCGACCTTCAAGGCACAGGCCACGGCAAGGCGTTCCTGATACCCGTCGACCATCCGAATGAACGCCTGAACGGAAAGATCGTCATGACGTCGGGCATCGAGAAGTTCGACAAGGCCACGGGCCGCATCGAGACCCGCAACACCATCTATATGCCGCAGTGAGCGGCTGAAGCGAGAGAGTAAATGAACATCAACAAGCTGATGCTGAAGGCCATCGTACTGACGGCGCTGATGCGAGCCATCCAGCAAGACCGCCGCGAACCGACAGCGCTCGAGACCGAAGCCTTCGAGCAGTTCAACAAGGACCTCGACGCGCTCACGCCTGAGCAGACGGACGAGATCGACCGAGACATCGACGCGGTCTTCCCGGACCTCCTGGCAGCAATCGACTGCATCGTCGAACTCCCGAGGATCGCCCTGGCATGACCATCAGCACCAAGACGTACTACGGCGGCTACTTCTGCCAAGCGACACCCGAAGCTCGCAACAACATCCCCGGCTACCGCGTGGTAATGCCGGGTTACAACAATCATGAGTCGTGGGTCCCTGCGGACTTCTTCGACAAGTTCTTCAAGGAGTGCCCACAGTGATCGAGCCACAAACAATCACCATCCTTATCGAGGAGTACGAGGAGCTTCTGGAAGCAAAGCAGTTCCTCGAGGCCCTTGAGGCCGCAGGCGTTGACAACTGGGAAGGCTACGACGAGGCCCGCGAGATCTACGGGGAGTCCGCTGTATGAAGCTGGAAAATCAGGAGTTCTATTGGGCCGTGGTCCGCACCGTGGCCCCCGAGAGCCAGTGGGAACCGCCGCATGGCACTTTCATGGGAGGCCCCTCGGGAACCTCGAGCGCACCTCACCTCCTCCGCAGCGAAGCCAAGGCGAAGAACCGCATGGGCAGCGCCAAGGGCTGGAAGGTCGTCAAGGTCAAGCTGGAGATCGTCGAGTGAAGACCACCTACCTCTCCATCAGCACGCTCAACAACTCGCGGTATCGCTTCGACTCCCGTGAATGGGCGTGGACCTTTGGCGACACCATCCTCTCGGTTTTCGCGGAGGACCGCAAGGTGACCCACTTCTTCCCTTTCGCTGCACTCGAGTGCGCCACGGTGACCCACGAATGAACGACCTCTCTCCGTACACCTTCGGGCCTACGGGGTTCAAGAGGGATCGTGAGAGCACGTTGGAGACGATCACGATCCCCTTGTCCACCTACAAGGCCATGCAACGAAAGATCGCGTACCTCGAGCACCAGGCCAACCTGGACTCCTGGCGCACCAACCCCGACAGGATGGGTTCATGACAACCGTCAAGCAACTCAAGGAGTACCTCGAGACGCTCCCCGAGGACACCGAGGTATCCGTGGCGTGCCAGTACTCCGGTAGCTACTACAACGGGACCGAGTGGCGCGACATGGACCTGGACCAGTACGAAGGGAACGTCGAGCACATCGCGGGGACCGAGGTGGTCCCAGGCACCCTCTATATAGGCGACGCATGAAACTGACCGGAGACCGCAACCAGTGCCCTTGCTGCAGCGAGCTTTTCAACTCGACTGCCGCTTTCGAGAAGCATCGCCGTGGGGACTTCGGGAACGAAGAGAACCCGCGCCGCTGCCTCACACCGATGCAAATGATGGCCCAGGGCATGGCGACGAACGCCGATGGCTTCTGGGTGACAAAACTCAACACAAGGACTTTCGCATGAACTACAAGCTACACAAGCCATACACCGCCCTGATGTTGGGCTTCCTGGCCATCATCACCTTCATCGGCCTGTTCGCGTTCAGTGCGTCCCCGGCCCACGCTGTGATGGTCGTCTCGCGTGTCTACGTGGCCCCTCGGGTCTACGCGGCTCCGCGCCCGGTCTACATCGCGCCCCGTCCGGTGATCGTTGCGCGGCCCGTGGTGCCCATCTACACCCCGCGCCCTGTGATCGTTGCGCGACCTCCGGTGATCGTTGCGGCTCCCATCGTGGCCCCTGCTCCCGTCTATGCGGACCAGGGGGCCGTGGTGGCCTCGAGCTACGGCACCGGCGAGGCGATCCTCTACGTCTTCCTGCTGCTGCTCTTGATCGTCATCCTCGGCTCGGGCATCTGGGTCTGGGATCCGTTCTGCTGGTGGGCCGCTCCGGTGGTCGTTGGCGGGTACTACGGGTATGACGTGGTGGACTATGGCGTCGACGCGGTGGTGTACGAATGAGCGCAATCGACTACGTCTTGCTGGGCTTCAATACCGGCTTCCAGTGTGGCCTCCTCCTCTGGGCCATCTTTGGCTGATGTAAGTATTTCCCCTGACTTCGGTCGGGGGAATTTTTTCGTCATACACGTTGCATCGTGTTGTACAAGCTGATACAGTAACACCCATCGCGATTGCGCCCCGTGTCGGACAGTGCGTGGTAGCCCACGGAGCAGGCACAGAAGCGGACACAAAATGTCTCAGTTCCCTTGGATACTTCAGACATAACGGAGAACAAGATGAAGACCACCAAGCCCCAGCAAGCCCCCACGAAACCCAAGAACCTCCACGAACTCCTTCGCATCGTCGCCAAGGCCAAGTGGCGCGGCAAGTCGTACGAGATGCAGGCGTACCGCAACGTCGAGCAGTTCATCGAGACCGTGGGGAACCTGGCGCTCGAGGAGGTCAAGACGACGACCATTGACGACTTCATCGACGCACTCCGTGGCGAGGTCGCTGACTCCACGATCAACCGCAAGCTGGCCAACATCCACCTGATGCTCAAGTACGGCTACGAGCGTGAGTGGATCTCCCGGATGCCGAAGTTCGAATGGAAGGAAGAAACGGAAGGACGCGTCCGTTGGTTGACAGAGGCGGAAGAAATCGAGATGTTCGGGCACCTGGAGTCCTGGGGCGAGGCTGCGGTCACTGACTTCCTCCGGATCCTCCTGGACACCGGTCTGCGCCGTGGAGAGCTTCTGAAGCTGCAGGCCAAGGACGTCAACGGAGACTGGATCCGCCTGTGGGTTAACAAGACCAAGGTCGCCCGCTCGGTGCCCCTCTCCGTCCGCGCCAAAGCGATCATTGAGGAGCGTGGGATCCCCCGGGTCACCGTGCTGCAACTGACGGCAGTATGGGCGAAGCTGAGGACGGCCATGGGCCTCGAGGACGACTCGGACTTCGTTCTCCACGCACTGCGCCACACGGCAGCAACCCGCACCCTCTCCAAGACGAGCAACCTGGCCATCGTCCAGAAGCTCCTCGGGCACCGCAAAATTCAAACGACCATGCGATACGCCCACGTCTCAGATGACGATTTGCTTTCAGCAGTCCGATAGACGTAAGTTCGACAGGTAGGGTTTACTTGTAACCGAAAAGCAACATTCGTCCTACTTGTAAACCTTCCCTGCGACTGCTACATTCATATCCGCCTCGCAACCGTTTGCAACAAGTTGTAACGAACCTTGACCTCAAAAACATGCGCCTGATCTCTGCCTATTTGTCTGATAATACGACCGTTTCCTTGGTTGCCGAGGAGACCTCCGAGGACCCTGAGTCGTTCTCGAATCACCTGATGCTCGACGGCAGAATCGTCTGTTCATTTAGCACATGGGACCAAGCCTGGGAAGAGTTCGGTCTCTGTGTGAGATGCGCCACACTGGAAGAAGTGGTCGGGGTTGCAACGCAGTGTGTCAGGCTGTACAGTACAACCACTGCACATACAAACGAGGACGATCAAAATGAACGCAGCAGCAGGCAAGAATGCAGCGGACAAGTCGGGCGCAGATAAGGCGGTAATGAGTGTCGAGGAACAACTGAAGGCAGCACAGGCAGAGATCGCCCGCCTACAGGAACTGGCCCGGGAAGAAGCCATGCGGAAGGCGCGGTTCCCATGGGAGAACCCAGAAATAGTTCAGCACCAGCCTCGAATGGGATACAACTTCAAGATGGAACCGGAGTTGTATCTCAAGGTGAAGTGGATCGTAGACAACGTGGGCGGTATGAAGTCCATGCAGGTATTTTTGGACAAGGCCGCGAACCAGCTTGCCGACGAGATGATTGAGAAGTTCTCATTCTTGAAGTAAGCTCGAAGCTGGTGGGTTTTCACGGTTACCACATGGGCCTGCAGGAGTTATCACAAGCCCCCAGGGACCGCCCGGAAACCCTTGTCCCACAAGGCTCTCACGATTATTTGATTGCTCTCCTGGGCACCAAGGTCCCTCTTTCGCGAGACGCTCAACGAGCGCATCGCATGCAAAAAACCCACGCATCGCCGTGGGGTTTTTTGTTTTTCCCCTTCGCTTTCCATTCCTCATTCTTTCGTTTCGGATTCGATTGCCTTGACGTCGAACTGAAATTGAATCGATTCCGTATTCTGCGATTCGCGTTTGCGTAAAGCGCCGCTGCGCCAGGCCTGGCGCGCCCTGCAGCCGGTTCGTTAATTGCTGATGCGCATTGCAACACTCGCCAATCGATTTATTCCGAATGGAGAACTCGGCAATGAGCTGGACACGCGAACAGAGAAACGTGACGATTGCCGCCTATCTGGGCTGGACGCTCGACGCATTCGATTTTTTTCTGATGGTCTTCGTATTGAAGGACATCGCCGCTGAATTCAATACGAAGATCCCGGACGTCGCGTTCGCGATCACGCTGACACTCGCGATGCGGCCTCTAGGCGCGTTGATCTTCGGGCGTCTCGCCGATAAATTCGGCCGCCGCCCGACGCTGATGATCAACATCGCATGCTATTCGCTGCTCGAATTGCTGTCCGGCCTCTCGCCGAATCTCGCGACGCTGCTCATTCTGCGCGCTCTCTTCGGCATCGCGATGGGCGGCGAATGGGGCGTCGGCTCTGCGCTGACGATGGAATCCGTCCCGCCCAAAGCACGCGGCTTCGTATCCGGACTGTTGCAGGCGGGTTATCCGAGCGGCTATCTGCTTGCGTCGATCGCGTTCGGCGTGCTGTATCCGTTCATCGGCTGGCGCGGGATGTTTTTCATCGGCGTCGCGCCCGCGCTGCTCGTGATGTACGTGCGCGCGCACGTGCCCGAATCGCCCGCATGGCGCGCGATGGAAAAGCGCCCGCGCCCCAGCCTTATCGCCATGCTCAAGCAGAACTGGACGCTCTCGCTTTACGCGATCGTGCTCATGACCGCATTCAACTTCTTCTCGCACGGCACGCAGGATCTCTATCCGACGTTCCTGCGCGAGCAGCATCATTTCGATCCGCATACGGTATCGCTCATCACGATTACGCTGAATATCGGCGCGATCGTCGGCGGACTGTTTTTTGGGGCGCTGTCGGAGAGAATCGGCCGGCGCGTGGCAATTTTCATCGCCGCGCTGATCGCTCTGCCGGTGCTGTATCTGTGGGCATTTTCGACGACGCCGGTCATGCTCGCGACCGGCGCGTTCCTCATGCAGATTTCCGTGCAAGGCGCGTGGGGCGTGATCCCGGTGCATCTCAACGAAATCTCGCCCGATGAAATTCGCGCGACCTTTCCGGGACTCGTGTACCAACTCGGCAATCTGCTCGCGGCCGTGAACGCGACGATGCAGGCATCGCTCGCTACATCGCACGGCAACAACTACGGCATGGCGATGGCGATCGTCGCGGGTGTCGTCGCCGTGGTGATCGCGGCGCTGATCTTCTTCAGCCGCGAACGCAGAGGTGTCGATATGACCCGATCCGCGCAGGAAGCGGGCGCGACGGGATAGCGCCGGCGCAATCAACGGACGATGGCCCCGCCGACTGCGCGGGGCCATCGCTTACTCAAACACAACAGGGAGCCGTGCGACGCACGCTGTCTTTTCCGCTTCCCTCGAAGGCCAGGTCCTCGAGCATCTTCATCAGGTCGGCGCGGTCCGGCACATCGCCCTCGTTTCTTCGTTTGCTACGCAGCCTTAGTACGGTGCTGTGCGACACGCACATGTATCGACTCAGCACCGCGGCCGGCACGCCCTCTTCCAGACAGCACAACACGATGAACCGCGCGACGGGCGTCAGACGTCCGCCGGCGTCCCAATACAACGATAACGTGCTACGGGAAGACGTCTCGCGAATGCTCGCTGTCAATGTGGGACTGAGCGGCACATGAATATAGCGCAGCCCTCCCCTGGCAAAATGCAGTGCGTAAAGCAAATCCCCCGTCATGCACGCCCAATCGGGGAACGAAGCCACATGAGGTACGTTCCCAATATTTAGCCTAACTAAGTTATCCAGACGCTTCAAAATCTACTAAGCTCCTCGGACCATGTGCACGTGGCAGGTAGTCGCGACAAGAAGCGGTCCGTTGTGACTTGCTGTGCTCAGTTCTCTCCATGAATGTCACACAGCGCCCTTTTGATCCCCGTCTCGCACGGGGATCGATAAACACTCACGCATTGCGCGGATGCGTCGAAGGTGCTTTCGATCTATAACGAGCTAATTTTAGCCTGCGAAGGTGAGGCTCGAACGGGATGTTTCCTGCTTTAACAGGTTGCTGAAGTACCGAGGGTTCATGTCATCGTGGAAGTGCCCTGATGCGTTGATATTAGACCCCTTACTT